TTAGAACCGGCCGTCATAGCTTTGCCTTTCGATTTCCGCGGCGATCAGGGTGAAGGTCTGCGTCTGAGCAAGCCCATCGGTGACAGCAGCCATCAAGTCTTCTCGGTTTGAGACGGTCACGCCATTGCCGCCAAACGCCCGCGCGATGGCGGCATAATCGTGATGCCCAAAATCCACCCCAAGGTTTGGCATTTGCCGCGCACGTTGTTTTTTCTCAATCAGGGCAAGGGACCGGTCAACGAAGACCACCATGACAACGGGCAATCCCATTTCAGCCGCAGTCGCAAGTTCACCGGTGACCATCAAAAAGCCCGCGTCCCCCATGAAAGCGATGACATTGGCATCCGGTGCCGCGATCTTGACCCCGAAGGCGAGCGGCATGGCGCAGCCCATCGTGCAAAGCCCCGTCGATTGCAAAAGCTGCCGGGGACCATCGCAGGCCCACGTCTGGCTAAGCAGAATGCGGTGCGCGCCGCTATCGACTGTCGCGATCGTGCCTTTGGGCGCGGCGGTGCGCACAGCATCAATAACCGCGACAGCGCCCCAGTCGTCTGAGCGATCAAAATCCTGCGCAAGCTGGGCGCGCGCGTCGATAATCTGCCCCTTTGACCACGTCTGTGCGGGCGTGGCCGCCATCAGCGCACGCAGCGTGGGCCCTAGATCCCCAACGATATTTACACTGGCTTGGTGCATGTAGTGGTGATTAGGCGCGTGCCCGATATCAACAACCATTTGCCGGATCGGGTTCCATGGGTTTTGCCAACCTGTCCGCATCTCTATCGGGTCATAGCCGAGGCACAGCACGAAGTCCGCTTGCTCAAAGAGCGGCAGCAAGGTCTGATCCGCTAAGGGCGACAACCCTGCTCCGCCAAGGCATAGCGGATGATCCTCGGGTACGATGCCTTTGGCTTTGTAAGTCGTGACCACGGGGACATTGAACCGTTCCACGAACGCCAAGACGTCGGCGCTGATGTCTTCGCGGACGGCATCCAATCCAACCATCAGGATAGGTTTCGAGGCGGATGAAAGCGCCTGTACAATAGGATTTACATCCGCCAGAGCAACCGCTGAGGCCGCAGGCCTATAGCCGCCACGATCCTCGCCAGGGGCATCTGCCACAGAGATGGGCACATCGATGTGCACAGGACCCGCTCGACCTTCGAGTGCGATGCCAAGCGCCTTGTCCGCGATCACATCCGCCGCCTGCGCGCTGAGCGTAAAGGTCGCCTTGGTGATGGGCGCAAACACCGCGCGGTGATCCAACACTTGGTGGGTGTAGATTTCGGCATCATGGGCATCAACACAGCCAGTCAAAACAATCATAGGCACGCGGTCCTGTTCCGCATTTGCCACGACATTCACCCCGTTGACTGCACCGGGCCCCACAGTCGCCACCAAAATTGCAGGCGCCCCGTCCACATGGTGGCCACCCTCAGCCATGAACCCGCCGGCATTTTCGTGCTTGCACAGAATAAAGGTGATCCCTGCCCGCTCAAGCGCGTCGATCAACGTTAAAACCTCACCACCCGGCATCCCAAAGGCACGGCGACACCCCGCTGCATACAGACGTTGCGCCAAGATATCGGCTGCGCGAAGGGGTTGGGTCATGGAGTCTCTCTTTGCTGCTTTGTCAGGGCGTATGGCGGCAAAATTTTCCCGCAAGACAAGGCATGACAAGCGTCTCTGTGTGACACAAGACCCAAGGCATCACATTCTTCGCAATGTTTGTTGTAAAAGGCCCTTGCGCTTGCCCCAGCCTTGGCGCTACACCGCCCGCACGGTGAGGTGGCCGAGTGGTCGAAGGCGCACGCCTGGAAAGTGTGTAGGCGGGAGACCGTCTCCAGGGTTCGAATCCCTGTCTCACCGCCACCCAGCCTTTTGGAACCCTTCTCCAAACGGGCTGTGGCCTAAAAAATCCCGTTATGTTTGAAGGTTATAGCGCCAGCACGGTTCTGGGTAAAACGCTGTCGGGCCCCATCTTCCCCCACAATCCCGCTCTCTCGCCCCTATATTCTCCGGACCTGTTGACCACGCATTTTTCAATACGGTTTCAATAACTTGCTGGAACTGAATCAAAAAAATGTCCCGCTTTTAGGGGTTCAGAGACGAGTCACGCGAACGGTCCCGGCGACTCGCATCTAAATCTTTGATACCACAGCGCCCATTTTGCTCTTGTGGAAATAAAAAAGCCGTTCCAAATCATCGACTTGGAACGGCTTTGTGGCGTAGGTGTGCCGAGTGTTATCTGCCTTCATAACCAAGCGCCGACCGCTGCTCGGCCCAAACGTGCGTCATCGGATCAAGCAGTTCCGTCATACCCACAGATGGTGGGTTTCCGTCGAGTATCGCTTCGATGATATCCGGTGCCAGTAAAGTGAGCCGCATGACGCGCGTCAGATATGATGGCGAGATCTTCTCGAACTCCGCCAATTCGGCGATCGTTCCCATGTCGCCGTCCTCAAGGATTTGGCGCCACCGATAGGCGCGCGCCACAGCCTTGATCAGCGTGTAGTCTGGGCTGCGGTTGTGCGTACCGGGCGGAAGCTGCACCTCTTTCCGCCCGCCGCGCTTGGCCACGCGGAATGGAATGGTGACAGTCACGGTTTCGGGGATAGTGGGTTTCTTGTTCATGCGGCAGCATCCTTGTCTTCAGGGCTTTGCAGCAGTTCTTGGGCCAACTCTGCGAGCCCATCGATACGCATCCGGACGCTTATGGCGTCGGGGCCAATGTCGACTCGCTTAACGGCCAAGGCGATGATACGTGTCTGCTCGGCTGGGAAGAGTTCATCCCACAGCGGATCGAATTGCTGTAGGGCCGTGCGCGCCTCGTCGAGAGTTATGTCGCGACAATGACTTTTCGCGGCGTCCCACGCGCCGGCGATGATTTCTGGTTGGCGAAACACAGCACGGACCTGGTCGATCACGGCGGTCTCGATTTCACCGGCAGTAACCCGGCCAATCGGGCAGGATCCAGCCCCGTGCTTCAGGATCGACTGGCTGACATAGTAGCGATAAAGCTTGCCCCGCTTTCTCGTGTGGGTTGGTGAGAATGCCGCCCCATCGGGGCCGTAGATCAATCCCTTGAGCAGTGCTGGCGTCTCGGCGCGTGTATTCGCTGCCCGCTTATGTGGGCTCTCCTGCAGGATGGTATGGACCTTGTCCCAGATAACGCGGTCAAGGATGGCCTCATGTTCCCCTGGATAGCTTTCGCCCTTGTGAACCGCTTCGCCGATATAGGCGCGGTTGTTCAGCAGCCGATAGAGGTACTTCTTGTCGATCCGATTTCCATTTGGCGTTAAGAGCCCACGCTGATCGATCTGGCGCGCCAGTTCCGTCGCGGAGCCGATTTCCACGAAACGGCTGAAAATCCAACGGATATGCTCAGCCTTCTCCTCATCGACTATGAGCTTGCGATTTTCGACGCGGTAACCGTAGGGCGGCACGCCGCCCATCCAGATGCCCTTCTTGCGGCTGGCGGCAAACTTGTCACGGATGCGTTCCGCGGTCACTTCGCGTTCGAATTGCGCAAAAGACAACAAGATGTTGAGGGTCAACCGCCCCATGGACGTCGTCGTGTTGAACTGCTGGGTAACGGATACAAAGGTGACGCTGGTCCGGTCGAACACCTCAACCAGCTTTGCGAAGTCAGCCAGCGAGCGGCTGAGCCGGTCGATCTTGTAGACCACGACCACGTCAATCAATCCGTCCTCGATGTCTTGCATCAGCGCTTTAAGGCCCGGCCGCTCCAGAGTGCCGCCGGACACACCGCCGTCGTCATATTGGTCACGGAGCACCACCCAGCCTTCAGACCGCTGACTGGCGATGTAGGCCTCACAGGCTTCGCGCTGGGCATGGAGCGAGTTGAATTCCTGCTCGAGCCCTTCCTCGCTGGATTTGCGGGTGTAGATGGCGCAGCGCAGTTTGCGCAGGATTGGTTGGGTCATGTCCGCCCCCGATAGTTCTTCAGGCCAAAGAAGACCCAGCCATTCCAGCGCGTGCCGGTGATGGCGCGGGCGATGGCGGACAGCGATTTGTACGGGCGCCCCTGCCATTCATACCCATCGACCGTCACCGTGACGACATGCTCGACCCCCTGCCATTCGCGGAGCAGCCTTGTGCCCACGATCGGCTTGATATCGGCGCGGATGCGGCTTTTCAGGCGATCTCCGCCATCGAGCTCGTCGCCCAGCTTAGCCAGTCGTTTGAGGGTCTGGGGTTTCAGGCCACCATAGGTCAGTTCCTGAATGCGATAAGCCAGCCGGCTTTCCAGGTAACGCCGGTTGAAGGGCGGTGGCATGGTCCCGAACAACTCGCGCCATTGTTTGCGCAAGGCCGGCGTTGGCGTGGTTTTCAACGCGGCGATGCGCGCAGGAATTGGATCATGCTTATTCATGAGAGTTGCTTTCGATTTTGAGTGGCAAGGCGGAATTGCGCTGTCTCACTGCGCCGGCGTTCATCTCCATCTTTTCGGATGGGTTTTTGCCGGTGGGCACATTGGGCCGAGCGAGGGCGAGCGCCAGCAAACTGCAAATCTCAGCCAGACGCTCCTGGGCAGTCATGTGGTTGGGGTGTAGTGCGTTTGGCCGTTTCAAGGGGTGGCGTAAGGCATCCCTGTGCAACGCCGGGTTCAAAGCGTTCATTTTGCTTCCTTTCTGCTTGGATCTGCATGAACGCTCTGGCGAGCTGAGTTGTGTAGCGAACTTTCTCCATAAATATCAGTATTTTGCAGACGTTCTCTTTGGTGAATGCGGACAAGGCCAAGCGCTAGCAAACTGCAAAGTTCGGCGCGGCGCTCCTGGGCGTTCATGCGGTCGGGTTGTAGGGCGTTGGGGCGTTTCATGGGGTTTCCCGGGTCGTTCTCTCGCCCAGCTTCTACTCACGCCTTTTGGAATCTGTCCCACGCCCAACGCGATGATTGACCTGTTGCGATGAGAACATAAGATGAACATTATTTTCCCCGACAGAAAGGATTCGCCATGGCCGGCAATCTCAAGAAGTTCGTGAATCCACGTTTCCTGAAGACCATTGATCCCATGCTGATGCGCCAGCTCTTCGACCGCCATTTCGTCGGTGGGGCGGCGCCCATCGCCTTTGATGATGCAGAGGCAAACCATCGTGGTCTGCTGGCAGAGTATTTCGACCAACCGGTCAATGACTGGTCCGAGGGGCTCGTGGCTGACCTGCACCGAATTGCGGAACTGGGCACGTCGCATGGGATGGAGACGATCTTGTCGGCAGCGCGGCGCCAGCAAATCACATTGTTCGAGCCCGCCGACCCTGAGCAGACGGCTGACGCCCCTGCCGAACAGGACCCGAAACACGTGGCATTGCACGTCTATCTCCATCACCATGACCTGTTCGAGGTTGCTGCGGACCAATTGGCGCTGAGGGCGCCGACCGCGATGGCGGAGTTTCGGGGGCCGGAACGGGATGTGCCGGCGGATTTCACCGACGATGTCGGCGCAGCGCTTGAAGCCGCGGCAGCGGCGCTCTTCGCCAAGGACCTGCAGGGCGGTTATTGCCGTTTGGCGCCTTATGACGAGGACGACGAATTCAACCTGGTCCTGAGCCATGGCGCCCCGGTCAAGACCACGCCCGTGGTGTCGGGCGATCGGGAAGAGATCATCACGGTCCGCGCGGTCAAATACGCTGCCCTGCGCTATAACGCGACAGAAGGGCGTTTGCTGATTGGTGGCGTGCTGAAATCCCAGCAGGTGGAACTGGCCGAGCTCTTCGCCACACATATCCTGGGGCGCCCGGGCTTTTTCGCCGGTGATCATGCGCGTGATCTCTACACGCTGGATCCCATCTCCGAGGCAGGCCCGGACTTTGCCTTCGAACATCGACATGATGACACGATCCACAGCGTAACGATTGTCGCGGCCGCGGCTGACCTCTTCGAATGGGATGAGGATGCGCAGGCTTCGCGGCATCTACGCAGCTGGGTAACCAAAGACACCAACGGCGCATTGCGCAACTTTACGACCAGCGAGGTGGATTTTCGGCAAGGCTGGCGGCTCGGCGAGATCACGTTCCGTGTTTTTTTCCATGTGGGCAAGAAGAAGCCAGCCCAGTCCACAGTGCGCCTGAAACCACCCGGGACCTTGGCCTTCCGTCGCACGCGGTTTGAGAAATCGATCCATACGCTGATTGCACGCAACGGGTTGGAGAAAGACCATGATTTTGATCTGGTTGTGGAAGCGGCTGAATAAGACGGGCGCGCGCCCCGAGGTCTCTGGCCGACTGCTGCGGCGCTTTCCCGAGGCAGAAATCAACATGCTGCTCAGAACGCGCATCCTTATCGAGGACCGCAAGATCGACAGCTGGGGCACCTGCGCGCATTGCGATTGCGGCCATGATGCGCGGATGATCCAGGAAATCAACGGCAAGCTCGTCGCCTGCTGCCCGCTCGACCCCAGCCAGGATGTATTCCTCGAGCCGGCCGACCTGATACGCTACCGGATCGAAGGAGAGAAGTTGATCGCAGCCATTGCGGCGGCGGGCAAGTTGACGGGAACGCCGGCGGTGATTTCCGCTGGGCTTTGGTCGATGGGCGTGGCGGCGACGGGGCGTACCATCTTTTTGTGTCGCTCGCCCCGTGATGTGTTTGCGCCGGGCATCTCGATGCTCTTGAAATCACTCGCTGGAGGCACGCCGCCTATCGTGGTCTTCGATGAGATTGACCAGGCCAGTGGCATCCGACTGCGCGACATGGAAATCGACGCCCACGAAGTTGTTGAAATCCTTCGCACGGATGGGAACGGCGTTGAAGTGGTGTCGTTTGATGGCTTGCTGCCGCCAAGTGACCGCGTCCGCTTGATCATAGATCGATCCATCCCCTCCGTCATGCTCGATGGAAGGGTTCTGGACATGTCGGTTCAGATGGTTGCCGTTCTTGTTTTGCTCGCTGAGCAGGCATGCCGCAGGGACCCAATCATCAAGAAGCAAATCATTGAGGCTGAAACCGGCCGCCCGCCAAACGAGGTTATTCGGGATTTGCGCAAAGCCCTTGTGGCACCCGGTGCGCCGGCCTCGACGGCCAAGGAGCTGATCGCAACGGTGCATGGCGTCGGTTACCGGTTGGGCCTTGCACCAGAAGCGATTTCCTTTGCCGATGAGGGCGCCACACACAAACGGCACACAATCTACACATAACAAACACACAAACGGAAGGCCGGGGTCGGCGAAATTCGAAGCAAGAGAAATCAAGCTTCGAGGACCCCGACCATGCCCCCCAAATTATCGACCGCCGACGTTGTCACGCTGATCGACGAGGCCAATCGCGCCGCACGTCGCCTGCACCGCAAATTGCGCCTGCCGCCAGCTGACCTCGAGGATCTCTCGCAGGATCTGCTGCTCGATCTCATCTGCCGCTTGCCTGGATTTGACGCGCGCCGCGGCAGCATTGGCGCCTTCGCCAATATCGCCCTGCGCAACCAGTCATCGCGTATCGCGATGCGAATCCAGCGTCAGCGGCGGGCGCAGGACGGGTGGATGTTTTCACTTGATGCGCCGATGGCTGGTAGCCGTGAGCCCCTGAAAAACCTGCTGCTCGAGGAGGATGGCCTGACCAGCTGGTACGGCCAGCGCCCTTTTGACGCCGATATGCAGCATGCACGGCTTGCGACCGAATGCGCGCTGGCCCGTCTGAGCAATGGTGATCGCCAACTCTGCCGCGTTCTGTCCCGGCTCACCGTTTCTGACCTGGTCGCCCAAGGCGCTGTCAAACGCTCAACGCTTTATCGCCGGATCTCCGCTCTTCGTCCCGTCCTCACCGCCTACGGTCTCGGCCCCTGCTGGGACGGTTTTCAGAGCGCGTGAGTAGAAGCAGGTCGAGGAGAGCAAGATCATGACCACAGCAACCATCACCACATTCCGGGCGAAGGCGTCACTGACGGAAATCCAGTTCTGCGCCTGGGTCGCCCAGGCCTTGCCCGGCGACCGACTGGAATACCACCGCGGCTTCTTGGTGCTCGATACCTTCCCAGGGCTTTCCAAGCTTGGGGACAATGAGCGCACGGAACTGGCCCTCTTGGGCAAGCGGGCCTTTTGGACCGAAAGCCAAGGCCTCGTCCATCTCGTCCAAGAGCGCCTTGGACCGGACCTGTTTTCCTATCTCGCCATTGCGCGGCCCAAGACGCGCGGAACCGCTGATGCCGTGACGCAGCTCGCTGCCGTCGCCGCCTGACCCATCCCCCGAAAAGGAACCCCCATGACCTATCCAGAAAACACCCCGAGCGTGGACGACATGCTCAATATGCCCACCGGCGATCTGGCGCAGATGCCGGTCGAATTGCTGGCCGCCCTTCAAGGCGAACTGGATCACGCAAACAAGCAGTTGAAGGCCGCGACTGCGCGGTTCAGCGCCGCCCTCGAGGTGCGCTACGCCACACGTGCTGCCGAGGCCCGTCGGGCTTGCGGCAAGGATACCGGCACGGTGCGCCTTGCTGATGGCGACTACACCGTGGTGGCCGATCTGCCGAAACGCGTCGACTGGAACCAGGAGAAACTTGCGCAGATTGCCCGGAACATTGCTGACAGCGGCGAGGACCCGGCCGAATTCATCGACACCAAGCTGACCGTCTCGGAGCGCAAGTACAATGCGCTGCCGGGTGCCTGGCGTGACGGCTTCGAGCCTGCGCGCACCGTGAAGGTTGGCGCACTGAAGGTCACGCTGGAGCCGGCGGAGGCGCGGAAATGACTGCGCTTGCCCCCATTCCCTTGGCCGGCGAGAACCTCCCAGGTCTCATCGATCGTGCCGCCACAATGTTGGCCAGCGCCAAAACGGCGGCAGAAGTGCTCGAGGCCCGTGAAGCTGCCGGTTTGGCCTATGATGTCGCCAAACGGGCCGCGCGGCTCAAAAACGCAAAAGCCGCCCATGATGATCTCGTGGCTGCGGCTCACCGCGCGCAGGCTGACGCCCTCGAAATTGAAGCGGCTGCCAAGCGGCGCCTCGCCGACGAGTATGATGCTGCGCAGGAGCGTGGTGACGTCGCTAGACACGGCGGTGGTCGGAATTTCAAGGTTGGTGACCCCAACGTTGAAACGCATTCCGATGGCCCAAATCCTGTTGGTGGCGACATCGCGATCGTCACCATGGCCGATCTCGGTCTGCGCCGCGACCAGGTTCACGATGCGCGCCTTATCCGCGACGCCGAAGCCGCCGACCCAGGCATTGTGCGCCGCACCTTGGATCAAAAGCTTGAGCGCGGGGAGGAACCAACCCGATCGGCGGTCCGTCGCGCCGCAGAGGATCGGCTGCAACGTTCTCTCGATAGGTTGCAGCGCATCCAGGAAAGCGTTCAGCGCCTCGAGCGAGATCGCCCGCCGCCACTGACGCCGGAAATGCGGGCGCGCCAGATCGCGGTCTTTGGGACCCAAGAGGATCGCGCGATCTGCGGCCGGATCGAAGAGATCATCGAGCGCATCGATGAACAGCCAAGCCCCGCGGAGTCGGTACGCCGCGTCCCGCCCGCGTCTCGCCATGCCGTCGATACCGCGCCGATCCGGCGCGCGGCGGCCTGGCTCACCGACTTCAGCACCCTTTACGAACAGGAGGTCCAGAATGGGACATATGCGACTGAATGATGTTGTCGCCGAGATTGTCGGCGAAGTGATCGCGGGACGCGCGATCAACAAGCGGCAGGCAGCCGTCAACCGTTGGGACGATATCGATGCAGATGGCCAGTACCTTGCTGGCATCGATGGCGTTGTCACCCGGATCGACACACGGGCCCGCCGTCTGAAACTCCGGGCCGAACAAGCGGTGGCACCAGAACAGACGGAATTGCCGTTTTCACTGCCAGCGGCCGTTGCCATGGATCTTGAAGGCACGACCCTTGTCTCGACACGCCAATTGACGCGCGCAGAATTTGCCCGGGCCATCGAGATCCGCAATCAGCAGATCGCCAACGATAGCGCAGCATTGCGGGAATGGCGTGAAGCAATGCGTCAGGCCGATCAGTTCTGGGCTGAAAACCCGACATGGCGCTTTGGCGACTGTCTTGAGGCGATCTTGACCCGGAACGGGTTGTCCGATCTGCGCGGCGAGGTGCTGGAATGAGCCTTCGCATCCTCTCCGCCGATGAGCGCCTAGCCGAGGCGCAGGGCAAGACCACCGTGGCGCTGTTCGGCCCAAGCGGCTACGGCAAGACGACGCTGCTCAAGACCCTTCCGGCTGCTCAGACTGTTTGCGTTGATCTCGAAGCTGGACTGAAATCTGTTCAGGATTGGCGCGGTGACAGCTTGCCAATCCGTCGCTTTGCCGATGCCGTCGACATTGCCTGCCTGATTGGCGGGGCCAACCCCGCCGCGCAGCCCGATGAGCACTTTTCCGAGGCCCATTATGCGCATCTGCGCGGGCAACACCCGGAGTTGGCGGCACGATTGGATGCCAAAAGCATCGTCTTTGTCGACAGCATCACAGATCTGACCCGTCAGGCGATGGCCTGGGCCAAAACCCGGCCGGAGGCGCTTTCTGATCGCACAGGAAAACCAGATACCCGTGGTGCCTACGGCCTGCTGGCCCGCGAAGTGATCGGGCTCTTGAAGCACCTGCAGCATGCGCCGGGAAAGACGGTGATCTTCGTCGGCATCCTCGAACGGCTGACCGATGAAATGAACCGGACCATCTGGCAGCCGCAGATGGAAGGCGGCAAGGCTGCCCGCGAATTGCCCGGCATCGTCGATCAGGTGATGACACTGAGCCTATTCAGCCGGGACGAGGCGCCCGACGGCGGCGTCACATGGCGCCATGATCCGGACAAAGGCCAGGAGCGCCGCCTTGTCTGCCGCTCCGGCAATCCCTGGGGCCTGCCCGCCAAGGATCGGTCTGGCCGCCTCGACATGACCGAGGCGCCCGATTTGGGCGCGTTGCTCTCCAAAATCAATCAACCCCTGAAAGGATAATTCGATGACCTTTGACATGAACGACGTGGCGCCGCAGCAAGCCGGCGACCTGATCCCTGATGGCACCTTCGCCAAAGTGACCATGTCCATCCGCAAAGGCGGTGTGGACGGCATGAGCGAGGTCGATCGCGGCCTTCTCAAATCCTCGAACCAGCCTGGCAGCGATGTGCGGATGGTGGATGCCGAATTCACGGTGGCCGAGGGGCCATTTGCCCGGCGCAAGTTTTGGCAGAATTTCACTGTCCAGGGCGGAAAGCTCGACGAGCAAGGCCAGTCTGTAGGCTGGAAAATCTCAAAAAGCCAGTTCCGGGCGATGATCGACAGTGCGCTTGGGCTGAACCCGGAAGACATGAGCGAGGCTGCCAAGGCCAAACGTGTGCTGCGCGGTCTCGCCGATCTCGACGGCATCACCTTCGTCGCCAAGATCCAGGTCGAGCCAAACCGCAATCCGGCCTACAAGGATGCCAACAAGCTCGATCATGTGGTCCTGCCCACTGCGCCGGAATGGCAAAAGGTCATGGCAGGGGAACAGGTCCCGGCGCAGCCGTCGAACCGTCCGCGCCCCGCAGCTGCGGCGCCAGTATCCGCAGCGCCGGCTTGGGGGCAATCGCAGCCCGCCGGCAGCGCTTCGACACCTGCTTGGTCGGCCGGGTCAGGTCAATCCAGCGGTCAGCCTGCGGCATCTGCAGAAGCAGCAAAACCTGCTGGTGGCCCCGCCTGGTTGAACCCATGAGCCCGGATGACTGGCAGGCGCATGTCACGACAGAGGCTGCCCTTGCCATGGGGCGCTGGCTGGAAGCGCGGGGGCGGCTTGACCGCCCCATCGCCACCCTCACGCGAAAGGATCTCGAATGCATGGCGTCAAACGCGATCAGCCGCTTCATCGTGCTGGCCTCGGAGCGCAGGACACGAGGACCCGATCCAGAGGAACGCGCAGCACTCGACCTGCTGCTCATGGGGTGAGCCGCGCTGAATTTGCCCGCTGCGTGCCTTGCGCGCTGTGCGGTCGGGAAGCCCGCGGCTTCGGCTACTGCCACCAGCTGCGATGGAAGCGCCACCCGTATCACCGATTTTGTTCGATGGCCTGCCTCACCGTGGGCAGCGCCATCGCCCGGAGGAATTTTGGAATGATTGACAAGACCGACATGGAAATCCGCGCGATCCGCGAGGCGCGGCGCGATCTGGCCGAGGCGCTGACGGAGATGGGGCTGATGAATGCCTTTTTCGACCGGTCGGCCGAGGACATCGATCGGCTGATCGAGGCCTGCGTGGACGGGTTTCAGGGGGCGATGCAGCGCCAGTCTGATGCCGGCGAAATACCGTTTTGAGGAATTGAGAATGCTCGACCTGAACCACCAATCTGGCTTCGTCTACGGGCGCAGGAGTACGGACCCTGTACCGCTCGGGGCAAGGATCAATGCCCATATCGATGCCGCACTTGTGGCTGAACGCGATGCCCAACGTCCCCGCGACTATCTTGGTGCCAGCCGGATCGGCGAACCCTGTGCGCGTCGTCTGGTCTATGAATTCACCAAGACCCCGGTTGATCCTGGCAAGGAATTTGCTGGCCAGACTTTGCGTATCTTCGAAGCCGGCCACGTCTTTGAGGACCTTGCCATCCGCTGGTTGAGAGCGGCCGGCTTTGACCTGCGCACAGAAAAGCGCGGCGGTGGCCAATTTGGCTTCGAGACCGCCGGTGGGCGCATCCGTGGCCATGTCGATGGCGTCATCGTTGGCGGCCCCAACGTTGAAATTTCCTGGCCAGTGCTTTGGGAGCACAAGGCGCTCAAAGCATCAAGCTGGAACGACACTGCCAAGAAAGGCGTGCGGGCCTCGAAACCGGTCTATTTCGCGCAGATGCAGATCTACATGGCCTATATGGGCCTCGATGCCGCGCTGTTCACTGCGCTGAACAAGGACACCTGCGAACTTTACCACGAATATGTGCCGCTTGACGCCGCCGAGGCACAGGCGCTCTCGGATAAGGCAGTCATGGTGCTGCGCGCGGCCGATGCCGGTGATCTGCTGCCGCGGATCGCATCCCATGCCGATTTCTACGTTTGCCGCTTCTGCCCCTTCAGTCTGCACTGCTGGTCGGAGGGTCAGCCATGAGCATCACCGTATCAGAGGCGCAAGCGAAGGCCATTTCCACAATTCGGGACTGGTATCTCAACCGCCGGCATCAGCAGCAGATCCTGCGGGTGTTCGGCTATGCCGGAACTGGAAAAACCACGATTACCAATCTCGCCATTCAGGCGCTTGGTCTCGAGCCCATGACCCCGGGCGGTCTTGGCGGCGTGCTTTTTGCCGCCTTCACAGGCAAGGCCATGCTGGTGATGACGCGCAAAGGCACGCCTGCGCAGACTATTCACAGCCTGATTTATCGTCATTCCGAAGCCTCGCCCGAAGAAATCGAGCGTGTGACCGAGGAACTCGCGGCTCTGGAACGCGACTTGCCGCGCATGGGGCCAGCGGAGCGTGGCTTTGCTCAAGCGCAGATTGCCCAGCTGAAACTTCGGCTCGACCACATCCATGAGCCGCAATTTGTTCTGAATCCGCAATCTGACCTGCGCGATGCCGATCTCTTGGTGCTCGATGAGGTGTCGATGGTGGGCAAGCAGATGGCCGAGGACCTTATGGCCTTCGGCAAGCCCATCCTGGTTCTAGGCGATCCCGGGCAATTGCCGCCTGTCAAGGATGAGGGGTTTTTCGTCAAAGGTGAGCCAGACGTAATGCTGTCGGAAATCCATCGCCAAGCCGCGGACAGTCCGATCCTGCGACTGGCCACGATGGCTCGCTTGGGTCAGCCCATCCCCTTTGGTGCCTTCGACGAGAATGTTTGGAAAATGTCGCGTCATGACGTGACACCTGCGCAGCTCCTGCGCGGAGGTCAGGTGATCTGCAGCAAGAACGCGACGCGCCGCCGTCTCAATATGGCCATGAAGCAGGCCGCCGGATTTGTTGCGGACTACCCCACGGGCGCGGGCGAAAAGATTATCTGCCTGCGCAACCGCCACGATCTGGGGCTCATCAATGGCATGTTCCTGACGCTGAGCGATGTGCGCGCCCATCCGCATAATCCGCGCGCGTTTCGCGCTGAGATCCAGACCGAGGACGGCGATACGATTGCCGGCGAGCAGGATTTCTGGCGCGGAGAATACGATGATCACGTCCTCTTCGACCCAAGCCGTCACCGCCATGAATGGGCGACACGTCGTGGTTTGATCGAAAGTAGCTGGGGCTACGCCATAACCTGTCACAAGGCACAAGGTGACTCCTTCGAAACGGTTGTGGTGTTCGATGAAGGCTTCGGCCGGAGCGCCGAGGAGTACAGCCTTTGGCTCTACACGGCCATCACCCGGGCGAACAGGGGGTTGGTCATACTGTCATGATAAAGAGCCAAAAAACCAAAATATGTGCGGCTATGCAGGTTCATCGGTGGTTCGTTATCGGGCGAGCCGATGATTTGATCTCACGCTCAGGTCGCCATCGGGCCCGGTGGAAGTGTCGCTGCGTCTGCGGAACGCAGAAAGACGTGCTTGAACAGAGCCTTGTGCTGGCGCTCAGCTCTGATCAAGGCGGCAGTCGTAGTTGCGGTTGTCTCGCGCGTGATGTGGCAAGGGTTCATGGTCATGCTCAGGGTGGCCAGCCATCAACCGAATACATGTGTTGGCTTGGAGCAAAAAAGCGCTGCAACAATCCGGCCAATTCATCCTATCAAATCTACGGTGCACGTGGCATTCGAATGTGCCGTCGCTGGAGCGAGAGCTTCCAAGCATTCCTAAAAGATGTGGGTCGCAAACCCAATCCTAGCTGGACCCTGGATCGAATTGATCCCGATCGAGGTTATGAGCCCGGGAATTGCGTTTGGGTTCCGCCAATTGTTCAGGCGCGGAATAAGCGGACAACTCAATGGTACGAGTTCGAAGGGCAACCCGCGTTAATCGGCGATATTGCGCGGTTTCTTGGAGTTTCTCGCCATTATGCGCTCAATCTGGAGAGGCGTGGTTTGTTGCCTGCACGCAGGATGCCCAAGGCTCCCGCGCATAAGCTGATGGGCTGCTCTCTCGTTCTGGACCTTAATCAGACAGAGCCTTTTCTTGCTGAGCGTCAGAATAATGGGGCCAATCATGCTTGACTTGAACGACATCGAACCGTTGGTCAGTCCGCAACCCCGCTACGATCTTGACATGATCGTGCAACGCCTACGCGAAACTGCTGAGACGTGGGTGCCGCGGCTGTTTCCGAAAGGTAAACGTGTCGGTGATGAATGGCGGCTGGCCAATATCCGCGGCGATGCACCGCGCAACACCGGCTCCTGCGTTATCGCCCTGCGCGGTCCGCATGCCGGCGACTGGATTGATTTCGATGGAAACACAGGTGGCGGGCCGATCAATACGATCGAAGAAGGGACAGGTCTGACCGGGCGTGATCTGATCGTTGAGGCGGCGGATACAGCAGGTGTTCTGCCAGGGGCTCCCGCTCGTCAGGCGCCCGTATCCAAACCGGCGCCGAAACGTGATGTTGCGCAGGACATTGCGCACATTATGTCGCGCGCTGTGTCCATTAGGCAAACGCTTGCCGCGCAGTACCTGCAAGGGCGTGGTTTGGCGTTGCCGACGGACAGCGACCTCCTGTTCCATGATGATTTGACCCATTGGGAAACCAAGACCGGTTTTGCCGCCATGCTAGGCCAAGTGCGCGATCGCAGCGGCCAGGTCATCGGACTGCATCGCACCTACCTCGTTTCTGATGGGAACGAGGTGCGCAAAGCCCCAATTGCAAAGCCCAAGATGATGCTGGGCCGCATTGCCGGGGGCGCGGTCAGACTGGCCGCGATCGGCAAAGACGGGCGTGTCGCACTCTGTGAAGGCATAGAAACCGGTCTGGCGGTGATGACCGCGTGCCCGGATCTGCCGGTCTGGGCGACGCTTTCCACCTCAGGACTTGAGCAGGTGGAATTGCCCCCGGCGGCACAGCGCATCTTGATCCTCGCCGATCATGATGCATCCGGCGCCGGTCTGCGGGCCGCCGAGGCAAGTGCTCGCCGCCTACGCGCTCAGGGCCGCGACGTCGCCATCGCAATCCCGCCTGAGGAGGGCGAGGACTTCAACGACATGTTGCTAAGAGCCGGTTCAGCACCCGTCGCTCAGCTCATCGCGGCCACCGAACAGGAAGTCGATGCCGACGCCGTGCTGCAAATTGGCCAGCACCGGCCGCTGAATTACCAAGGCAGCGGCAATGATATCCCCGTCCTGCGCGCTGATGAGGGCGATCTCGGCCGCGCCGTGGCGCAGGTCTGGAGCGTGGTCATGGCCTCGAACCGCACGCCTTGGGTCTTCCGTTTTGCCGGGCAGCCGACCTGGGTCGTACCGGATGATGAAGGCCGACCCGTCGCCACGATCCTGAATGAAGAACGCCTGCGGCATATGTTGGCACGTCTCGCCCGCTGGGTCCGCGAAAACGCCAAGGGGGAATTGCTGCCCGCGCCGCCGCCGGTCGCCACAGTCAAATCCGTGCTCGCCACGCCCGATCCCGCACTGCCGGTGCTCACAGGCATCGTGAACACGCCCGTCTTAGGCCGCAGCGGCACTCTGATCACGGCGCCGGGCTATCATCCGGACGCACGTCTGCTCTATGTCCCGGCACCGGGCTTCACCGTGCCAGATATCCCGAAGCGCCCCACAGAAGCGGAGATAGCTGCGGCGCGCGAGCTGATCTGTGAGGACCTCTTCGGCGACTTCCCCTTTACCAGTGAGGCGGAACGCGCGCATGTGGTGGCACTCCTGCTTCTTGGGTTCTTGCGCGGCATGGTCGACGGGCCTACGCCGCTGCACCTGATCGAAAAGCCCACGCCCGGCACGGGCGCCACGCTCATGGTTGACGCCGTGGCCACCATCCTGACCGGCACCGGTGCCAGCGTCATGACCGAGGGCCGCGACGACGAGGAATGGCGCAAGCGTGTCACAGCCAAGCTGCGCCAGATCCCCTCAATCATCCTGATCGACAACCTGCGGGCCAAGCTCGACAGTTCTGCCGTTGCAGCCGCACTGACCGCTCCCTTCTGGGAGGACCGCGTGCTTGGGGCCTCGGAAATGACCCGGTTGCCGATCCGTTGTCTGTGGATCGCCACGGGCAACAACCCCGAGTTTTCAAACGAGATGGCCCGTCGCCTCGTGCGCATCCGACTCGATGCCAATGTTGAGCGTCCCTGGCAGCGCGCAGGTTTCCGCCATCCTGACCTCATGGTCTGGATCCGCGCCAACCGTGCGCGCATCGTGGCCGCGTGCCTGACGCTCTGCCAAGCTTGGATCGCTGCTGGCAAGCCGCGCGGCAGCAAGACCATCGGGTCCTATGAGAACTGGGCGCAGGTCATTGGTGGCGTACTGGAAACCGCAGGCATCCCGGGTTTCCTGACGAACCTTGAAGACATGATGGCGGCTTCCGACAGCGAGGGCGCGGGTTGGAGCGCGTTCATCGCAGCATGGTGGGATCGGTTTGGGACAGCGCCGGTCGGGGCAGTGGACCTGTTCGATGTTGCCACGTTCTGCGACCCAGCGCCGCCCATGAGCGGCGGGACGGAGCGTGCGCAGAAAACGGCCTTTGGAATTTCGATTTCGCGCATGCGGGATCGGGTGTTCCGGTTGGAAACACGCGCAGTTCGCGTGCGCAAAGCAGGTGTGTTGCACAAGACAACACGGTGGCAACTCGAGATCTGTGAGGCTAACGCCGCTGTGAAAATGCCCAATCAACCTGTGGTTGGGGGACCTCTGGCCTCAGGTGGGGACCTCGAAAACGGAGGTCCCCACGGCCAAGATATTGAAAAGAATGAGAAATGGGGACCTTGGGGACCTGGGGGACCTATTTCGGCCCCTTCGCACACGCGCATGCGCGCGCACGCGCACGATAGAGATGACCCGGGAAAAGGTCCCCAAGGTCCCCCAGGTCCCCAAATCGATGTAAAAACAGAGGCTTACACGTGGGGACCTCGGTGGGGACCTCAAAATGTAGGTCCCCAAAGGCCCCCACGCCCCGATTGGCTGAAGGATCTCGACCCATGAGGCCACCAGCTTTCCAATTCAATCTGACGACGGCGGCCCGCACCGCCAAGCACATGACCACCGTCGTCTTCCACCCGAGCAGCCCACCCGAAAAGGAGACCACACATGGCTGACCTGACTCTCGCCAGCGCCGATTTCGGCGCAACCCCGAAAATGCCGATGCCGGCAGAACCCTCACGCACGATCCTTGCCCTTGATCTCGGCACGACAACCGGTTGGGCCATCCGTGGCTTCGATGGCCTCATCACCAGCGGCACCGTCAGTTTCAAGCCCGGCCGCTACGACGGTGGCGGTATGCGCTACCTACGCTTCACGAACTGGCTGACCGAGATCGATCGCCTGTCTGGTCCAATCGAGGCAATCTACTTCGAAGAGGTCCGTCGTCACGCAGGCACCGACGCGGCTCACGTGTTTGGAGGCCTGCTGGCGGTTTTGACTAGCTGGGGTGAATTGCGCGGTGTGCCGTACCAGGGTGTGCCGGTGGGCACCATCAAACGTCACGCCACGGGCCACGGCAATGCGCCCAAACAGGCCATGATCGCGGCGGCACAATCTCGTGGCTATAGTCCCGTGGATGACAACGAGGCGGACGCCATCGCCATATTGCATTGGGCGCTCGAAACACAGGGAGGGCTGGCCTGATGGGTATGCGCTTCACTCCGAAGGGTTACGGCGGCAATCGCCGTGACCCTGACCAGGTCAAGCGCGATGGCTGGCATGAGCAGCACATGCTTGCGGTCTCGCTCGACGATCATCGGCTCACCTGGCCCGAACGTGAACTGGTTCGCCAGCTGGGCGAAAAACTTTATGGCAAGCTGCCAGCCGTAAAGGAGGTACGTCATGGCCGATGAATGGACACGGGCAATGGTAGCCGACCGGCTAGACCTCGCTGCGGATGTGATGCGGTCCATGCCGCCGGTCCGCCCACAGGGTTACGTCAGCGCTTGGCCGGAATACGTTTCCACCTTCGCCGATCAAGTCGAGCAGGAGCCGCGGATGAAAAAGCCGCTGCCATCGCCGCGGATGATCACGCAGGCCGATGAGGCGATGCTCTGGTTGCGGTGGGTGGACAAGGATATCGGCCAGATCCTCTGGGCGCGCGCCAACCGCGACGCCTGGAAGAAAATCAGCTGGCACCATGGCATCAGCCGATCAGCTGCTAACAGACGGCACGAGTACGGGCTGGCCGTGATCGTCTGGAAGCTCAACGGCAGAACCGTGCCGCGCAAGCGGTCGATGGAGTTTGTGATTGAGCAGACAGTGTGAACGTCGGGGCGGTTGCGTCACGGCCGCCCTGTCAACCCCTTTCGTTCCTGCGGGACACTTTTCAGCGGGACATCGGAAAGCGAGACAGAAAAATTTTCCAGGGCTATAAAAACGATATACTCGGTGTCGTGTGCGTGGAAGGCAGGGTCCGTGAATGTCATCATCCGCGATCTCGATCAGACCCGCATTCACTTCGAAGCCGCGGTCGCCCGACTGAGTGAACAGGCGGCGACACGGGCCTTCAATCGTGCGCTGAATAGCGAGGGCAACAAGGTCCGCACCCAGGTGCGCCGTGCCCTTCGTCAACAAACAGGTGCAAAGGCCGCGCTCATCAACCGTGAGACACGTTCGATCCGATCGACGTTCTCTAACCTGACATACACGATCGAGGCCCGCGGCGATTATCTGGGCCTGTCGCATTTCAGCCCACGACAGTTTGCCTACGGTGTGCGAGCCAAGCCCTGGGGCCGCTGGCAGCGGTTTGACAGTGCCTTCCTCGTGGGCTCGCTTGCCAACAACGCCTTCGTTCGAGAGGGGAGTGCCCGGCTGCCGATACGGAAAATGTTTGGTCCAGCCATCCCGAAAGAGATGGTGCAGGACGCGACACGCGACGCATTTGAGGCGGCGCAACCCGATGTGCTGGCCGAGGCCACACGTCAAATTGAGCAGCTTTTGGACGTGTGACGGCCGAGCGGGACAAAAAAGGTGAGTCTTTCCAATGGCAACAAGAAAAGATAACAGCGGGACATTTATTTGTTGGACCGCGAGTCTTGGCTGCGATAAAACACCTGCAACGGGCCAAACAGCACGCTGACAGGCCACTACACAGACGGACGGGGGACCCCTTGGGTCCCTTCTGAGAGAAAGTTCGATGCGGGGCCGCCGCCTCGCGATATTTGAGCGTTTTTTCTCGTTTCAAAAATCCATTTCGCTTCGTTTCAAAGAGGGTCCGCCTCAATGAAATCAGGGGTTTAGGCCTCGAATTGGCGAAACGTACCCCCCTGAAATCCACTTCGTTTCGCGCTTGTTGAGCCCCGTTCACACGCGCCGAACCCCAATAAAACATGGCCGTTTCGCTTTCCGCGAACCGAAATGACCCCCTGCGGTTGGTTTCGTCTCAGTGGGGCGTTGGCCCATGCCCGACAGGATCCCGATGACAGTCCAATCCAAAATCACCCCGCAGGCCTGGCCCGCGGCACAGGTCGAGATGTGGCAGGTGGCCGACTTGGTCCCCTACGCAAAAAACGCGCGCCAACATCCACCGGAACAGATCGACCAGATCGCGGCCTCGATGGAGCGGTTCGGTTTCACCATCCCAATGCTGGTGGCGGAAGACGGCACGATCATTGCGGGCCACGGCCGGCTGATGGCCGCCGCCCAGCTGGGCTTGGCCGAGGTCCCAGTGATGGTCGCGCGCGGCTGGGCGGAAGAAGACCGGCGGCTCTACACGCTGGCCGACAATCGTCTCGCGGAAATCGCCGAGTGGGACCCGGAGATGCTGCGCATCGAGATTGGGGAGTTGCGCGAGGATTTCGGGATCGAGGATATGTCGCTGATTGGCTTCAGCGCCGAAGACCTCGCCGAGATCCTGCCTGACGCGCTAATCGACACCACAGGCGGCCTCACGGACCCCGATGACGTGCCAGAGGTGCCCGAAGCGCCTGTCACGCGGCCTGGTGATCTCTGGGTGCTGGGCAAGCACCGGCTGCTCTGTGGCGACAGTACGGTTGCCACCGACGTGCAGAAGGTCCTGGGCGATGTGAAAGCCGACCTCTGCTTTTGCGATCCGCCATACAATGTGGACTACGCAGGCGGCGTTGGCGCCGAAAAGGCCGGCAAGGGGCGGCGGATCAAGAACGATGCCTTGGGCGATGGCTTTGGGCAGTTTCTCTATGATGCTTGTGTGCTGATCAACGCGCACACCGACGGCGCCGTTTACATCTGCATGTCATCGAGCGAATTGCAGACGCTGCAGGCGGCGTTCAAATCCGCCGGCGGGCACTGGTCGACCTTCATCATCTGGGCGAAGGACCGCTTCACGCTGGGCCGCGCGGACTACCAGCGGCAATACGAGCCGATACTCTACGGCTGGCCCGAGGGCGTGAAACGCCACTGGTGCGGCGATCGCGACCAGGGCGATGTCTGGAACATTGAGCGGCCGCACAAGAATGATCTGCATCCGACGATGAAGCCGGTGTCCCTCGTGGAACGCGCGATCCGGAATTCAAGCCGCAAGGGTGATCTGGTGTTCGATCCCTTTGGTGGCAGTGGCACCACGCTGATCGCAGCGGAAAAGACCGGGCGCCACGCGTCCCTGATCGAGCTTGATCCGAAATACGTCGATGTCATTGTCCGTCGCTGGCAGGAGTTCACGGGCGAGACCGCGGTGCTGGAAAGCAGCGGACAGAGTTTTGACGCGCTGAACTCCGGCGAGACCGGGCCGGTTGATGCTGAAATGCACGGCTGAGGACCTACCACCGCGCCGAACCGAAACCTGGCCCCTTGAAATCGTACAATATATCGTACATATATTGAGCGTTTTCGGGAGAGCCACTATGAACGTCATGACCTATTCGGATGCGCGTGCACAGCTCAAGTCTGTGATGGATCGCGCGATCAACGACAAAGAAGAAGTCATCGTAACGCGGAAGAAGGGCGAGGCCGTCGTCGTCGTGTCTCTGGAAGCCTGGAGCGCGATTAACGAAACGCTTCATTTGTTGTCGAACCCACGCAATGCTTCCCGTTTGCGGTCCGCCATCAGCCAGCTTGATGGTGAGGGTGGGGAAGCGCGTGAGTTGCTGGAGTGAAGCTGGTTTTTTCTGACGAAGCTTGGGAAGATTATCTGTATTGGGCTGATAACAATCCCAAGGTCCGTGATAGGATCAATGAACTTATCAAGCAATGCCAACGCACGCCCTTCAAGGGCGTAGGCAAACCTGAACCTTTGCGGGGAGACCTCTCGGGTTGGTGGTCGCGCAGGATTTCGCATGAAGATAGGATGGTCTACCGCGTCAGCGGCTCAGGAGATCACCAAAGCTTGGAAATCGCTCAGCTGCGCTTCCATTATTGATCGGGCATCGCAGAGCGGCGGTGGGCTGGGCTTACGTTAACCGATAGACCCGCCCACGCTGACCTTCCTTCTCGGAGGTTATGGTCAGCCCCAGCTTTTTCTTGAGCACGCCTGACATGGCGCCTCGACAGGTATGTGAAAGCCAGCCGGTCGCCTCGATCAGCTCTTCGATGCTTGCGCCTTCCGGGCGCGACAGCATGTCGATCATGATCTGCTGTTTGGTGACCCTCTGGGGCTTGGGGGCCGAGGCGTCTTGATCCTCGGGTGTTTGGGGGTTCGTGGTATTTGCGGCCTTGGCCATGGTGCTCTCCGGCAATTCGGCGCGGCAGCGTGCAACGCCTTCTACTGCCGAAAGCCCGCCACGCGGGCGGGCTGAACGGGTCCGGCTCAAGTTCAGTGCTGCTCTTCCATTGCAGCGGTGACCGCAAAATGCTGAACCCAGCCCGTAAGGTAAGGCAGCCCTGCGGGGATTCCGTCGGTGCGCTCTGTCGCGCGGGTGATGCGCCAGTCCTGCCATTTGGCAATGGCGGCGGTGATGGCGGCTTCGCAATCCGGCGCACCACACTGCAGCGCGCCAACCACCTCGTCCGCGAAATGCCGCCCCGAGCGGCTATCGAGGAAGTCGCGAATGCCGATCATCTCCTCCTCGGAGGTGGCGTTGATGGCTTGGGCAATGAGACGGCTGGCCAAGATCCAGACGTCGCTCGTGCGCCTGTCCCGCTCCGGGCAGGTCGTCAGGGTTCCGAAGAACCCGTAATCGGTGTTGCGGCTGGGAAGAATTGCGGGGTTGGTCATCGGTTAATCCTTGGTTCAGGCCGCTTTTGCGGCTTCCAGCTTGGCGATGTGCTGCCGCAGTGTTGTGGCCTCTTCGCGTGCAGCATCGGCCCAGAAAACCGCGTGGGCATTGCAGGCTGTGGCAAGGCGCTCAGCATCCTCGCGGGTGAAGCGGTTGACCTTGTGCGCGCTGCCATGGCCGCTGCAGGTGGCACGATGCTTCTTGCCCTCGGGCGTCAAGGTGAAGGTCAGCGGCCCGAAATCGTCGATGACGATCCAGTTGTGCAAGGCGATCGTGGCGCAGCCAGTTGGGGCAAGCAGGCGGTCAATCTCATCTGCGCGGGTGCGAAAGTCGGTGATCAGGGTGGCGGCGGGGTTGGTCATTGCGGGCTCCGTGGGCTGAGTTACGTCTCGTTCTGTGAGGTCAGAGTCGCTCCACTTCGCCTGAAAGTGTAGCAAAATCAGTGTTCTATTATTGCTAATTGATCATTCGGCGTGGTCCGTAAAATCGACCCAGCCGCTGTATTGCCAGATGTAGAGATGCGAGAGCTCGCATGTCGGACGGGGCAGGATCCGGGGCGCGCGGGGTGGATCAAAACAGTCCAATTTGTCGGCACGAACCTGTCGGATTTCCCGGGCAGCGAGGATGTCCTCAGGCGTCCAAGCCGCCAACGCGGGCAGCATGTGCGCGGGGTAGCCGTCAAAGTGGCAGTAAACATGGGCCCATTCGTCTGGCCCGGTCTCGATCGCGATCTGTGCGCGGGTGCTCATCGGTGTTTTCCGTCAAATGAGATGAAGTTCGGCTAAGACGCGACTTGCCTCGACCAACTGGTTTGTGGGCAGTTCAATCTTCAGATGCGAGAAAACGTCGGAGGCTTGAGCGGCGACCCCATCTTCGCGCAGAGCCGTCTGGATGGCCTCAGCAACAGCGTCCGGCCGTGAACGATCAAAATGCGCGGGCAGCGTGTCGTGATAAATGCGGATGGTGGTAATAGCACTCATGTTTGGTTCCCTCAGTTCTGTTGGTCGATCATGGCGAGGATGGCGATGGCCATGCCGCCGAGGTATTCGCTGCGGCGAAAGACAATCTCGTCGATGTGGTTGGCATCCGTGATGGCCGGATCGACCGTCAGGTCGGCAGCCATATGCGGCAGGAGTTTGGCGGCGGCGGCGTTGTAACGTTCGGCGATGGTCATGGGCGAGGTCCTTGGGTGCGTCGTTTGCGTCAAGGAATCTTCGCTCTTACGCCTGAGTATATCTACTATAATCGCAGCAATTACATGGCTTTAGATGGACACATGGCGCAATCAAGACGCGGATCTCTGATCGAGGCGGTGACCAACACGGCGGTGGGCTACGCGTTGGCGGTTGCCACGCAGTTCGCAGTGTTTCCGACCTTTGGGTTGCGCGTCGGTGTGGTCGAGAACCTTGGCCTTGGGCTGATCTTCACAGCCGTCTCATTGATCCGTGGATACGCACTTCGCCGCTTATTCGAACGATGGAGGCTGTGACCCATGTCGGACGGCAAACCCCGCGGCCAAACCATTACGGTATCCCAGGCCGCAGCCCTGCTCGGGCGCTCGGACCGCTGGGTCCAGGGCTTGGTCAAATCCGGCTATATGGATCGGGCGCAGCGCGGGGAATACACGCTGGTTGGCGTCATTCGCGGGGCTCTGGCCTATTACGAAGACCAGCTGTCAAAGAACAACAAAGCCGCGGTGGCCAGTCGGGCCACGGAAGCGCGCACGCGTGAGATTGAACTCAGGATCCAGGAACGCAGCCGGGAACTGATCCTGGTGGAGGATGCAAAGGCCGTCGTGGGTGAGATGGCGGCGCTGGTGCGCGCGGAACTTGCGGGTCTCGCGGCGCGCTATACGCGCGATATGGAGGCGCGGCGCGCGCTCGAAGAGGTGATCGATGGCGCGCTTGAACGTATTGCAGGGGCGGCCGACAAAGCAGGGGCAGCTCTGGTCGCTGGCAGCGGCGATCTGGAGGCCGAGCGAGAAGCGTGACCCGGCGCCTTGGGCGGCGGCACACCGGATTTATCCAGAAACTGCCGGCATTCCCGGCCCCCGTGATCCGGGGCTGACGCCTTACATGATCCCTTGGTCTTCGGCGGTGCATCGCGGTGGTTATCGCAGGGTGGTGGCGGTGACTTCGGCACAGTCGGGCAAGACGGACAGCATGCTGGATATCATTGGCGCGCGGCTCGACCAGCGCCCGGCGCCAATTTTGTATGTGGGCCCGACAAAGGAATTCCTGACCGACCAGTTCGAACCGCGGCTGATGGCGTTGTTGGATGAGGCCGACACGCTGGCCAACAAGGTGGTGCGCGGCCGCCGGATGAAAAAGACGCTGAAGCATGTGGCTGGTGTACGGCTGCGCCTTGCCCATGCGGGCTCCTCCACGGCGCTGAAATCTGATCCCGCAGCCTTGGCGCTGATCGACGAATACGATGAGATGATGGCCAATGTGAAAGGCCAAGGCGATGTTCTGGGCTTGGTCGAGGCCCGAGGCGAGACCTACGCCGATTTTGTGACGGCGATTACCAGCACACCGGCGCGAGGCCTCGTGGAAATCGAACCGGATGACAGCAGTGGCCTCGAGTTCTGGGCACGATCAGCGCCGGAGGATCTCGAAAGCCCGATTTGGAAACTCTGGCAGGAGGGCACGCGGCATCACTGGGCCTGGCCGTGCCGGCATTGTGAGGAGTTCTTCATTCCGCGCTTCAAGCAGCTGCGCTGGCCCGACCGCGCGACGCCTGCGCAGGCCAAACAGGCCGCCACGCTCGAATGTCCGCGCTGCGGCGGCCAGCATTCTGAGGCCGATAAGGTCTGGATGAACACGCGCGGTGCCATGGTGGCGCCAGGACAGCGGGTCGAATTCAAGGATGACGCCCCACGCGTGACTGGCGCTCCCGCCGACAGCTCGACCCTGTCGATGTGGACATCGGGGCTCTGCTCGCCGTTTGTCACCTGGGGGCAGCGCGCGGAAACCTATCTGACCGCGCTGCAGTCGGGGGATCACAACCGCATTCAGACGGCGATGAATGCGGGTTTTGGCGAGTGCTACGCCATGACCGCTTCAGGCGATGTGCCGGACTGGCAGGAGATCATGGAACGCCGCCAACCCTACCGGTCGGGCGATGTCCCCGCGGGCGGGTTGCGCCTCGTCATGGGCGTGGACGTGCAGAAGTTCAGTCTAGTCTATGTAATTCGGGCCTTCGGGGCGCGGGGCACGTCCTGGCTGATTGATAACGGTCAGCTTTATGGGCCCACAGAAGATGACGATGTCTGGTCGGCGCTGGCAGACCTGATGCTGACGCCGATGGGCGGGATGCAGATCGAGAAGGTGTTTGTGGACTCCGGCTTCCGGCCGGACAAGCCGGAGCTCGGGAATGAGCACAAGGTCTATGAGTTCTGCCGTCGCTACAGCTGGCTCTGCGCGCCCACCAAGGGGAAAGACATCCAGAGCCCGCCCTATCGGGTCTCAAAAATCGAGGTAAAGCCCGATGGCAAAAAGGCGCTCTATTCGATCGATCTGGTGACGCTCTCGACCGACTTTTTCAAATCGCTGGTGACGTCGCGCATTCGCACGCCGGCCGATCAGCCGGGGGCGTTTCATGTCCATGAACAGGTCTCCGAGGAATACTGCAAGCAGCTGACCTCAGAGGCACGTGTCGTGGTTGAGGGCAAGCCCGTCTGGGTGAAACGCTCGCGCAACAACCACTTTCTAGATTGCGAGGCGCTCTGTGCGGCCATTGGCTACACGCTGAACGTCCAGCGGATCCCGGAAGGGATCGAACGACAAACCAACCTCGAGGCATCCGTGCCCGATGGGCATGACCCAACCCAGGTGACGGCACCAGAGCCTGATATATCAAAGGCGCCGCCGCCGGCATCGCGCTCCTCCCCAGGACGCGGCGGCAGCGGCGCTCTGCGCGGGCGGTTTGCCAGCCATGGCAGCAGGCTGAATGGATAACGCAGATGTCTGTGATCGCAAAGTTGAAATATCTGCTGGCCGAGGCGCTGCCTCCGGTCGCGGGGCCGGAGGGGATGAGCCTCCGCAGACCCTCCGGCAAATACATGCGCGGCGGACGGGGCGTGACCTTCGCCGGTTGGAAGCCGGCCTTGCGGGAAGCCCAAGATGATATTGGCGAGGCCTGGGACGATGCGGCGGCGCGGGTCAACGACCTCTTGCACAACAGCGGTTGGCTTGCCGGCGCGTTGGAGCAATGCGTGGCCAATACCGTGGGCACGGGGCTGCAGCTGAAGGCGCTGCCGGAGAACGAGACTTTTGGCATGACGCCGGCCGAGGCCTCGGATTGGGCCAAAACGGTCGAGCGTCGCTTTGAACTATGGGCGCGGAGCGCGCAGGAATGCGATATCCAAGGCCTTCGGACCTTCGGGCAGATGCAGGCGGCGGCGTTTCGGTCGTGGCTCATCACCGGCGAAATCTTGGCCGAACTGCCCTGGCGCAAGCGGCCGTGGAACCGCTACGGCACCAAGGTACGACTGCTGCCGCCACATCGCCTGTCGCGCAAGACCGAAAGCATGCGGCGGCTGATCAACGGAGTCTACACGGATGCCGATGGCATGCCGGTGGGCTACCGCGCCATTCGCAAGGACCTGTTCAAACACGACGTGGAATATGACGTGCGCGCCCGCGATGCCGCGGGACGGCCGCGTGTGCTCCATATTTTTGAAGGCGCACCGGGCACGCATCGGGGCATTTCGCCTCTGGTGCCGGCGCTGCAGGTGGCGCGCCAGTTCGACCAGCTGGCTGATGCAACGCTAATGGCGGCAATCGTGCAGACGCTGTTTGCGGTGACGATCACCTCGGACGAGCCGACGGAACAAGTGTTGCAGGGTCTGCTGACGCCCCAGGAACATGCGCAGATGTTAGCCCAAGGCATCTCGCCGATGGAGGCCTATATCGAAATGGTCGCGGGCTATTATGACGGCAGCACGCTGGATGTGGGGATAAACGGCCGCTTGGCCCACCTCTTTCCGGGCCAGGAGCTGAAGTTCCACACGAGCAACCATCCGTCCTCGGATTACGCCGCCTTCTCGATGCATCTCTTGCGCGAACTCGCTCGGTGCCTGGGGCTGACTTATGAAAGCGCCACGGGCGACAATGTGGGGGCGACCTATTCGTCGCTGCAGGCGGCGACGACAGAGATCTTCGCCATCACCAAGGCGCGGCGGCGCAACATCATGGCGCCGTTTTGCCAGCCGATCTATGAGGCCTGGCTTGAAGAAGAGATAGAGGCGGGCAGCCTGCCGTTTCCCGGTGGCATTGCCGGCTTCCTCGTCAATCGCACGGCGGCGTGCCGCGCGGAGTGGCGCGGCGATCCACGCCCGCAGGCCGATGATCTCAAGAAGGCCAAGGCGCATGAGGTGTGGAAACGGCTCGGCGTGATGTCGGACGCGATGATCTGCACCGATCTCGGGGCGGATGTGGATGATGTCTACCAGCAACTCGCCCAAGAACAGGCGCTCCGGGCCGAATATGGGCTGCCCGAGCCGCAGATGATGGGGGCGCAGGGTGGTGGCCCTAATGCGGCCACCGATGGACGGGACGACATAGGCGATGAGGCCGAGGCATGACAATCAGCATCGATGAGGCCGATCCTTGCGCCGCCGCTGCCAGCCTACGGCAGGTCTATGTAAGGCTTGTCGCTGGCGAAGGCGCCATGGAGGTGCGCTTTCGGGCCGGATCAAACGGCGTGGAACGCTCCGTCACCTATCATAGGGCGCATCCCGATCGGCTTTTGGCGGTCATTCGCGGTTTTGAAGAGCAATGCGCACAACACCAAGGGCGTGGCCCGCGCCGCTTTGCGCTTGGAACAGGAGGGGTGAGGTGACGGAACCGCCCGAAATCAAACAGAAGGCCGTCGCTGAAGCGGGGCCGTCTCTGGCGCAGATTGCCGGCCGCGTTCTGAACCGACCACTGCTTTTGCACCCGGACAAAGCCGATCTGATCTTGCATGTACTGCAGGGACGGATTGGGATTGAGCCGCTGCAAGCCATCACGCCTGAGACCAACCGGTTCGTCGGCACATATCGCCGTGCCAATGGCAGTATCGGGTCGATGCGCGTGGAAAACGGGGTCGCCATCCTGCCGATTGTCGGCAGTCTGGTGAACCGCGGTGCCTGGATCGGGGCCAGTTCGGGTCTCGTGTCCTATGAGGGGATTGCCGCGCAGCTGCGCGAGGCGGTAGCGGATCCGGAGGTTCGGGCGATCCTCCTGGACATCGACAGTTCCGGCGGTGAGGCCACGGGCATGTTTGCCACGGCCAAGCTGGTCGCGGCCGTCAACAAGACCAAGCCGGTCGTGGCTTTTGTGAACGATGTGGCGGCCTCTGCTGCCTATGGCATCGCGAGCGCTGCATCGGAAATCATCGTCTCGCCCACCTCGATGGTGGGATCGATTGGCGTCGTGCTGACCCATCTCGATCGCTCGGGAGAATTGGAAGATCGCGGCGTGAAGCCGACGCTGATCCATGCGGGCGCGCACAAGGTCGACGGCCACCCGTTTGGACCACTGTCAGACGCCGTGCGCGCAGACCTGCAGGCCGAGGTGATAAAAATCTACGACCAATTCGTGGATCTCGTGGCCGAAGGGCGCACTGGCCGGATCAGCGCGGATGCGATCCGTGCAACGGACGCCCGCACCTATCTTGGCGCCGATGCCATTGCCCAATGCCTCGCCGATCGCATGGCGAGCCTCGATGAGGTGATCGCCGCGCTCTCGCAACCGCCCTCCGGGGCGAGCCCCCAGAGAAAAGGAGGACCCATGACCCAAACACCCCAAAATGAGGCACAGCAGGGCGATGTCTCTGCTATCAGCCCGGCCGATCTACAGTCGGCTGTCGAAGTCACGCGAGCCGAGGCCCATACGGCTGGTGTCACCGCCGGCAAGGCGGAGGCCACCGCGCGGATCAAATCCATCATGACCGCGCCCGAAACGGAAGGCCGCGAGGCACAGGCCTTGGTGCTGGCGCTTGAGACCGAAATGACGGCAGCCGACGCGGCCAAGGTGCTTGCTGCCTCGCCGAAAACCGCCTCTGCGACATCTATCGCCGACCGAGCCGCGCAAGAGGCTGAACTTGGCGCCGAAACGCCGGCCGATCACCGCAACCGGTCTGAACGTAATGCGGCAGGGTGGTCGAAAGCCATCACCCAAGCCAATGCGCGCTTCAACTGAATAGGAGAGGCAGTCCATGACCGTTCTCATCGAAAGCCGGCATCCCGGCGAATTCCTGATGACCGAGGCCAATGGCCAACGCTCGCGGGAAAACATCACCATCGCCAGCGGTGCGGGCATCATCGCGCCGGGCACCGTGCTCGGCAAAATCACCGCAAGTGGCAAATATCTGGCCAGTGCCGTGGGGGCGACTGATGGCAGCCAGAGCGCCGTGGCCATTGCGCTTTACGGCTGCGATGCCACCGCAAGTGATGCTGATATCGCTGCCATCACGCGGGACGCCGAGGTCAACGGCAAGATCCTGACCTACCACCCCGACCGCGACCAGGCCGCCGAAAAGGTTGCGGCCCAAGCTGACTTGGCGATCGTCGGGATTATTGTGCGGTAACCACCGCCAACTGCACGCAACCCTCACATTTTGAAATCTGATCTCCTGCGTCCTCGGGCCGCGAGGTGATCTCGCGTGGCCAGTTATTGGCGCGCCGACGCAATAAAGGACCTCCCATGTCGATCCTCAACATCTTCAGTCAGGACGCCTTCAGCGTCATGCGCCTCACGGACGCGCTTCGTGAGATCAAATACACCCCGTCTCGCATCGGGCAGATGGGACTCTTCCAGACCACCAGCATCGACACGCTCGACATCGCGATCGAGAAGGACAAAGAGCAAAACCGCATGCTGGTCTCGGCGAGCCCGCGCGGCGGGCCCGGCCAGACCTTCGATAAATCCAAGCGCGCCGTGCGCATGCTAAAGGTCCCACATTTCCAGGTCGATGACGCGATCTACGCCGACGAGGTGCAGCAGGTTCGTGCCTTTGGTCAGGAGGTAGCCGTCGAACGGTTGCAGCAGAAAATCGCGGACCGTGCGGCCGAGGCGAGCCAGTTCTTCGCGCTTACAGAAGAATACCACCGGCTGAACATTCTCAAGACCGGCCAGCTACTCGACGCCGATGGCTCGGTTCTGTTCGATTACTTCACCGAATTCGGAGAAAGCCAGCAGGCGGTGGTCGATTTTGACCTCGACAATGCCAGCGCCGCCGATGGGGCGCTCCGCAAGAAATGCGCCGGGGTGATCCGCCAGATGGCGGGCATTCTGGATGGGTTGCCCTATACAGGTATCATGGCGCTCTGCGGAGATGCCTTCTTTGACGATCTGATCGCCCACCAAGAAGTGCGCGAAACCTACAAGGGCTACGCAGATGCAGCCTCGCTTCGGAACGCCTATATCAATTCCGGCAATTCTGGCATCTACGGCGCCTTCGAGTTTGGCGGCATCACCTGGATGAACTACCGCGGCGGCCGGAATGTCGGTATCGACACCGACAAATGCCATCTCTTGCCCTCGGGCGTTCCTGGGCTGTTCCGCACGGTCTATGCGCCGGCAGACTACATTGAAACCGTCAACACCCCCGGCCAGCGCCTCTACGGCAAACAGTGGGAAATGCAGAACGGCAAGGGCGTGAACCTCGAGTTCCAGATGAACGCGCTGCATTACTGCACGCGCCCGCGAGTGCTGATCCCGGGCAAGCGGACATAAATATTAGGCTGCTTCCAAATGATAGGGGCGGATAAGGCAATCAGATGGAATACCCCAATCTTCGTGCAACTTGTGGATCATATCGACGGTCAAGGCGCGTCGCTTTTTGAGAATCTCAGACGCACGGGGGGCTGATCCAAAAAGGTCACCAAGGTCCTTTTGGGTGCGGCCGGTTGCGTCCATGTGCGCCTTGATAACATCGACAGGTTCAGCAGCTGAAATAGGGAAGTGCTTTTCTTCGTAATGCTCGACCAGGTCGACAAGTATATCGAGCAGATCGCCCTCATCAGTATCAGGGGCGGCATCCCAGAGTTCTTCAATAAGTGCGAGTGCCTTCCTGTGATCACTCGCGTTCCTGATAGGTTTGAGTTGCATGTGTGGGGCTTTCAGAAGTTTGGTTAATATTGTGATACGGTCAGGGCGTCGATCTTGTCATACTCAGCGTGGGTTCCTACGAACTTGATAAAGGCAATCTGTCTTGGAAAGTTGAACGCCGCTACGAGGCGGTAGTTGCCACCTTGAATTTCAAAGCGGGCACGTTCTGCATTCAAGACTTTTGCCTTGGAAAAGGCCGCCTGTACGTCTGCCATTGCGTTCCACTCAGCCGCCTTCGCTATTCGGTACCAATGTTCAAGCGCCGGTTTGGAGCTTGGATGAGCATCAGCGAAAGCTGTCAGTGTTTGTCTTGCAATGATCCGCATAGGTGCCCCTTCCCATATTGGGAAAGTAGCAGCGTGTCAGACTTGTGTCAACAGAAATTCCCAATACGGGAAGATGCGCAAACATCGTCCAAAAAACGGAGGCATCATGTCTCTTTTCAATGACTTGGATGCCCGCACCAGCGCAACAGTCAAGGCGGTCTTTGCCGAACCAGCTCTTCTGCGCCCTCGTGTATCCACGCAATACGCGGAACGCAGCGCCGACCCGGACCGGCCCGAGGCAACCACCTACGGCATCTTCTCAGCTGGCCCCGCGCAGGAGGACCTCCGTGGCCAAGCGCGTGGTGGGCAAATGTCGGGCATGACCAAGCTGTCAACCGTCGCCGCCGAGTTCTGGATCGCCAAGCCGCAGATCGATCAGCTGCCCTGGCTGCCGATCACCGGCGACGCGGTTGTTCTAATGGCACGCAGCGGGCAGCCGATTTATGCAATCTCAAGGGTCGCCCCCTCGGATCTGGGCGATTTGACCCTGATCATTGTCCAAGAGGATGAAACTCTATGAGCCTGACGCGCCTTGTCATGCGATTGGCCGCGGCTCGGGCGCTCCGAGACCGCACCCTTGCTGGTGCGCGTGTGTTCGATAGCGCGGTGGATCCAATCGATCAGACCATCGCCGAAAACCGTCAGCCGCTTCTGGTGCTGACGACGGATGAACATGAGGCTGACATCACCGGCCGCGATCTTGCCGGGGACGCGCAACGCTGCGACCTAGTCATCGAACTCGCCATCGCCGCGCGGGTCGAGGTTCCAGCACGCGACGGTCAGGGCGGTCAAATTACCATCGCCATTCCGCACACCGATGAGGGGATGGAACTGACGCTTGATATGATGGAGCACCAAGTCCTCACCGCGCTGACCCGCGATGACAACTCCTGGACGCGCGCCTGGATGAAACTGGTCCCCCGCGTGACCCGGCGACTCTCACGTCGCGGGGCCTCCTCGGAAAACGGCGTGCGCTTCGCCGCCCGGCAGCTGGTTTTGACCTGTGATCTGGTCGACACGCCAGCGGCGGGGGTGGAGATCCTGCCCGGCACCGCCTGGGGCGAGGTTCTTGCACTGATGGAAGCGGATCAGACATTGGCGCCGATCGCGGCCATGCTACGCGAGCAGATCGAGGGTAATGATGTCCCCGATTGGGCGCGCACTGCGCAGATGCTGGGTGTTCCACTGGACGTCATGGATCAGCTTGGCGTTTTGCCCGCGCTCGACGATCAAGGCGATCCAGTGCCCTTGGATACAGTCATCTTCGATGAAGAAGGCGACCGTGTGACCACAATTGATGCGTCGATCACCGCGGCAGCGGGGTCCTGACATGGCCATCCGCGAATTGGTGGAACTCGCCGCGCGCATCGCCGAGCTCGAACGCCGCTTCTCGGGTATGATGCGGCACGGCACTGTGGCTGAGGTTGACACCGAGGCCCAACGGATCCGGCTGGACTTCGGCCCTGCGCATGGGATTTCGGGCCGGTTTTTATCACCCTGGATCCCTTACGCGCAGTTCTCAGGAGCGCTGCGGGTCCACACGCCTCCCAGCATCGGGCAGCAGTTCACCGCGATGTCGCCCAATGGCGATTTTCAGCAGGCGGTCGCCGTGCCGTTAACCCATTCGAGCGCTAACCCGTCACCATCGACGGCAGCCGACCAGAATGTGCTGCACTTTGGCGATGTCACCGTGACCTTGGCTGAAGACAGCCTCGAGATCGCTGTCGGCGATGTGCGTTTCAAGGTTGATGGTGCCAACGTTGAACTCACCGGCGGCCAGGTCCGCCACAACGGCAAGAATATCGGCGACAGCCATATCCATAGCGGCGTGTTGTCCGGGCCTTCGGTCACGGGCGCACCAGCAAACTGACAGGGAAAACACAAATGCCTCGCTACGCCATCACCGAAACCGCCGGCCGCTTTGTGGCGGGCCAGACCAATACAGGCGTGGGCACCGTGCTGGAGCTTACCGAAAAACAAGCCGAACACGAGGTCCGCCTCGGCTCACTGCGCGCGCTGGATGTCAAACCAGCCTCCAAGGCCACGAAGCCTGCAAAGCCTGTCGTAAAATCTGACACCCCCGAGGCCACGGAGTAACCCTGAACTATGGTCCGCCGTTCCCCCAATCCGTCGGTCGGGATGAATGCCGCGACGGGCCGTATTCTCGAGGGCTGGCCGCATGTGGTGCAAAGCCTTCAGGATATCTGCACCACACGGTTTGGCAGCCGGGTGATGCGGGAATGGTATGGGTCTTTCGTGCCGCATCTCATGGGGCGCACAATCAGCCCCAATGAGGTGACGCCCTTTTTCGCAGCGGTGACCTCGGCCATTGAGCAGTTCGAACCGCGCTATCGGGTGACGCGCATCCAGGTCGTCGAGGTCACACGCGCGGGCGTCTTGCATGTCTTCCTCGAGGGCGAATACCGCCCTCGAGCGATGTTTGGCGATTACACCGTGGAGGGCGCGCGGCGCATTGATGCCTATGCAAATCCCGATGGTGTGCTGATCGAAACCCGCGAGGCCCTGGCATGAGCCGTTTCACGGCCATTAATTTGGCAGGTTTGCCGCCGCCTGATGTGATCGAGACGCTGGACTACGAGACCATCGTCAGAGACATGCGTGATGATCTGGTTGCGCGGTTTCCGGACATCGCTGGCGTCATCGATCTCGAAAGCGAGCCCGCGCGCAAGCTCATCGAGGCTTTTGCCTACCGCGAAGTTCTTCTGCGCGCGCGGATCAATGATGCGGCCCGGGCTGTGTTGTTGGCCTCGGCCTATGGTACGAACTTGGATCACCTGGCGGCTCTCTTTGCCACGGCCCGGATGCAGGTCGAGGACGAGACCGGGGCGCTGGTTGCTGAGGATGACGCACACCTGCGTCGACGGGTGCAGTTGGCCCCGGATGCATTCTCGGTTGCGGGACCCGAGGGGGCCTATATTTACCACGCCCTTACTGCCGCCCCATGGGCACGAGATGCCACCGCGATCATGACCACGCCGGGACGCGTGCGCGTGACGATGTTGCGCGCAGGCGATGAACCAGTCCCAAGCCTTGAAGAGCGCGAGGCTGTTCGCCTGTCGCTCATCGACAATAATGTGCGCCCGCTCACGGACATGGTCGAGGTCTTGGGGCCTGCCGTGCATCCGGTCACGATCAGCGCGACATTGACGCTTTATCCCGGGCCAGATGGCAATCTTGTGCGCGATCGCGCTGTCAGCGCGTTGACCTCGTGGGTGGAAACGAACCGGATGCTGGGCATGAACCTGCGCCGCTCAGCCATCTTCTCAAAACTGCATCAGGAAGGCGTGCATTCGGTGAATTTGATCTCGCCATCTGGGGATCTCGTTCTGGGGCCGACCGAAGTCTATGCCATCGAGGATATCACCATCACGGTCGCGGATTTGCGCGACGCCTAGGAGCGCCGCGGATGGCCCAAGAAACCCTGCTGCCCGACAACCGAACGGCCTTCGAGGAGGCGGCCGATCTCACAGGCGCGCACATCGCTGACCTGCCGATCGGCCTGCGTGAACTCGTCCAGCCCCATGCTGTCCCGGCACCGCATCTGCCCTGGCTCGCTTGGGGCCTGTCGGTCGATCTCTGGGACAAAGATTGGCCAGATGAGAAAAAACGCGCACGCACCGCGCGGTCACTGCCGTTTCACGCGATCAAGGGCACACAAACCGCCATAGCCGAGGCACTCACCGTCATGGGGGCCGAAGCGCGGCGCTTCATCGTGCCACCGGCCAAGACCTATTTGTCAAAGGCGCTGAGCGAGACGGAACGCAGCGCTTATCTCGACCGCTTTGCCCAGCTTCGGGTCTATCCCTTCGTCGCGCGGGGTGTTTCCGGTCGGAACACCCGGTTTTTGTCAGCGCCGGAGGGGCCTGGCACGGCGTTCGCGGGGCCAAATAACCCTGTCTCAATTGCCGAGACCAAATATATTCGCACGGCCAAGCTCTGTGACCGGGGCGTGGAGACTGATCTGACGGTTCGCACAGTGACCCCAGAACGCGTTGGAGAGGCCAACGCGATTTCTTATGACGAAGTGGTTCTGGCGCCTAAGCCCACGGCAGCCATTCATCTCGGCGATCGGCCGAAAGCACAGGCCTTCCTGATCGACGACATTGGCTTGCGCCAGCGGATTCTGCGCATCCCGCGCAGCGAGACCTACAGCTATCGGCTTGGCCGGGAACAATACACAACAGTCCTGCCCAAGGGCGATCTGATCGACGTGCGCCCGCAGCAGGTCGCCGAGACGCATGCGGCACAAGCGACGTCCCTGTTTCCGGGCGGCCCGGGGCAGCGCGTCTCTGGCGCCTGCCTGCCGCAAACAATCGCCTGGCGGCATCTCTACGATCGCTGGCACATCCACGACCCGGACCGCGTGCTCGATGAGCGCAAGAGGTCCACCCATCTGGGCTACACCCGTCTTGGAATGCCGCCCTATACGGCCGAGGTGCTGACCCGCATTACGGGGAGGCGTCATCCGCGGACGGCGGGCCGGTTCGTCAATGGCTATGTCGTGGCCGCCAGCACTAAGCCTGTCGCCGATGCCCGCTCGGCGGTCATGGTTGCCAAATCGCTCCGGGACAAGGTCCTGATCAACACAAAGACCTGGCGCGTGCCGCGACCGGGCGACCGCCGCGCTGTGGGGGATATCACGCTCGGCGCATTAACAGAGGTTTGAGGCATGGAACGCACCGTCATCTACCGCGATCGGCAGGAGCTGCAATCCGCCGATCTCAACAACATGCAAGATTTTGGCCGCGCCTCGATGGATCACATCGTGCGCGACGCACTTGAAGCTGGCAAAGCCTATTCGGGGTTTTCTGCCACGAAGACGGCGGCCACGGAACTCACGCTCTCCGCAGGCCGGCTTTACGCCGGTGGCGCGGTCTATGCACGCGGCGAGGACATCATCGTTGATCTCTTCAACGTGCTGCCACTGGTAACGCGCAAACGCGTGGCGATCGTCAGCTTCGGCCAAGAGGTCGAGACCGACATCCAGCCGCGGGATTTCCTGATCGATGCACAAACGGGCACCACAGAGCCGCAGTCCGTGGCGATGGAAAGCCTGCGCCGCGCGGAAATATCCACTGTGGCAGGCACCGAAGGGCCAGACCCGAGCTATCCGGCAACAGATGCCAATGTGACGGTTATCGCCTATGTGCTGTTGGACACCTCCGGCGTGGTCGCGATCGAACAATGGCAGGCAACGCAACTGCCGAACCTGCGCAATATCGCGAACCGCACGATCGCCCTGGAAAACTGGCGTGGCCAAATCAGCGGTCAGGTGGATACGCTGCGCACGGACCTGTCCGCGCTGGCTGATCGCTTGGCAGGCTATGCCACCAAAGCCGAAATCGTCGAACTGACCGAACAGCTCGATGAGCTGCGCACCGAAGTCTATGCGCCGGGCGCCTATATCTACTATGGCACGAACCACTTCTTGACAGCGGAAGGCTCGAACATCGATCACCTCAGTTTCGATGCGGTGGTCGAGGAAGGCATTCGCTTCCCGCGGGCTGGAGCGGAAACCTCGGAATTGGCACTTCTGAACCCCAACAATGTCTATATCGCCAATAGTAGCGGCTTTGTGCTGCCCAAATATGCTCATGGCGTCCGGCTTGATCTGACGGGCTACGCGTCTGAAACGCGGCTGGCCCAATACACCTTCGAGACCACGGAAATCCGTCAACTGACGCGCGCCCGGACCCGGCGGCGCTACGGCAATTCTATGGTGGTTTGCACCAACAGCCGCTGGTGGCGCCAGGGCACCTATGATCTCGCGGGCAATGTCTTCCGCCGGGATGGTGAGACCTGGGAGGTCACGAACGGCTTGCCGGACCGCATGCCCAATGGCGCGCGGGTGCCCAATGGTAATGTGCATTGGATCCGGGTGCGCCGCTTCTGGATAGACACTTACGAGGAGCAATACTGGGACCGGGTCACCACCACGGCCACAATCAATGGCCAGCAAGTGGCGCAGACCTTCCTGAACTCGCAAGACGGCTGGCTGAGCCAGGTGGGGCTTTATTTCTCGCGCAAGGCCGCGGCAGGTGATGTGACAGTTCTTGTGACCGAGACCGCCTTTGGCATGCCGGATTTGTCCCGGGTCATCTCGCGCACGACCCTGCCGGTTCTCGACATTCAGGTGGGGGCGATTTCTACGGAAGTGGGCCTGCCGTCGCTTGTGGAAACTAAGTTGCCGATCACGCCAACCTTCCTGACAGCGGGACGGCGCTATGCGATCGTGCTGGTGACCACGGGCGATCATTATGTGGCCATGACCAATATCGACAATGGGGTGGTGCAAGGCACCTTCTTTGTCTCGACCGATGGCGCCTTCTTCGCGGGCAATCTCGTCGATGACATGAAGATGCGGCTGTACTTTGCCCGCTTCGAGCGCACACGGCTCTCGGTCGAACTCAAAGCCCTGCAGCTGGCGGGCGGCATTCTCGATCTCGATGTGCTGCACCCGGGCGTGACGCCGCCGGCCTGTCGCACAGACATCGAAGTGCAAGTGAACGGGGCCTGGGTGGCACTCGATGGTGATACCAGTGGCCCTGATCTTTCGGGGCTGCCCGCGATTCTGCCGCTGCGTGTGACGCTCACGGGCACCACGGATCTGATGCCTGGTTTTGGATTGACCGGCTCGCAAGCCGTGGCCACGCGCCCCAAGACGGCCTTCACCTGGGTCTCGGAGGCGCGCACGCTTGGCTCGCCCACAACTAGCGTCAAGGTGGTGACCGACCTGCAGCATTTCGAAGAGGCAAACCACGATTGCACCATCACCTTGCTGACGGGGGCGGGTCTCACCGGCACTGAGGCGGCCGATGTGGTCGAGGATGTCGTGCTGGCCGATGGCACGGTGCGGCGGACCTCGATCTTCAATGTGACCTCGGTCAGCACCTATGCGGTCAAGATCGTGGGCTCGACCGTCAGCGCGGCACTGCCGTTTCTCGTCAGCGAGTTGATCGAATACGCGCAAAGCTGATCCCATCAAGGAAACATCTCCCATGGCTTCCAAACCGACCCATTACCGGGTGACGGTGAACCGTCCCCTTGAATTTGCCGGCGCCCGGTTTCGGCCGGGTGCGCGCTATACTGTGACGGCTGCGATTTTCGACAGTTTATCGGCAGATCATCCCGAGGCCATCGCCACATCTGAGCCGCTGAAGAAAGGCTGATGCCATGCTGAGGTTTGAAGACCTACGCGTTCGCGACAATCAGGATCTCGATCGGGACTTCTTCAACCGCCGCTATCGCCTGATCGCCGAAAGCCTCGTGGAACTGAACACCCAGCTCGCCCAGATCGGGACGGCAACCGACAATCTGGTCACGCTTGGCCTGACCCGGGTGAATGAGGTCCTGGGGCCTGCGCTGGCGACAGCATCTGCCGCCGCAGAAAACGGGTTTCTCGTGGCGACATCGGCAACGCCGCGGACGCTCTCAGTTGGGCTCGAGACCACCTTTGAGATCGATGACACGCCAGCGCGCGCGCTTTTTGCACCCACGCCCTACGTCGTCATCTCTCGCGGTGGCATGGACAGCTTGAACGACTGGGCAGTGTTTCGGGTGGCCGCTTACGCGCGCGAAAACGGTGGGCTCGCAGGCGAGGTTGTCGCCATTCACGGCGACATCGGCGCAGCTCAGCATGATGACTGGGTGATTTCGGCAAGTGCTGGCCTTGCCACGGCCCTGATCGAGGCCGCCGCCAATGTGGCGAACACCCTGCTTTTGGCCCAGCAGGCCGCCCAAGATGCCGCCGACGCCGCAGCGGTCGCGGAAAATGTGCTCGCCAATGGTCCGGTGTCCTCGGTGAATGGTCAAACCGGCACCGTGGCGCTCGGGATCGGCGATATTCCAACGCTCACGGCCCAGCTTGCCAGCAAGGCGGCCAGCAGCCACGGGCACACGATTGCCCAGGTTTCAAACCTGCAAAGCACGCTCGACGGATTGCAGGCCCAGATCGCAACGGTAGATGGCGGGTCCTACTGACTCGCGCCTTTTACCCTGACATTTTCAAGGAGGGACAATCATGTCCGACCCGACTTTCGGGGTTTCGATCACGCGGATCGACAATGAGCCGCGCCCACCGGTCTGGAGCGATATGTCGGTGGTCGGCATCATCGGCACCGCACCGGATGCGGATGCATCTGTCTTTCCCGCTGACACGCCCGTGTTTCACTATTCGGATGATGCGGCCAAGCTGACCGCGCTCGGGGACGCCGGCACGCTCAAAGACGCGCTGGTGATCTTGAACGCGCAGCTCGGCGAATTCCAGGTCGCCGCCAAGGTGGTCCTTATCCGTGTCGAAGAAGGTATCGATGCCGCGGCGACAATTGCCAATGTCGTAGGAGACGGCGCCCTGACAGGGCTCTCGGCCTTCCTACGCGCAGGCCCCGAGATTGGCATGATCCCGCGGCTCCTTTGCGCGCCCGGATTCACCAGCCAGCGCACGGGGGCTGAGGCGAACCCAGTCTGCGCCGCGCTGCCGCCCATCTGCGAAAAGCTCTTGGCCCATGCTGTGGTCGACGGCCCGGCCACGACAGAGCAAGACGCCATCGACTGGCGTGAGACGATTTCCTCATCCCGGCTCATCCCCATCGATCCGGCAGTTAAGATCTACGACAATGGCGTGAGTGTGGTCCAACCCGCATCACCCGCCATCATCGGCATCGGCGTGCGTCGTGACCACGAAAAACAAGGTCGCCCCTTCCACTCCTGGGCAAACCAGCCGGTGCAGGGCATTGTCGGCCCCTCTCGGCCCATCAACTTTTCGCTGACGGATGGAGCCACCGAGGGCCAGCGCCTGCTCTCGGCCAATATTGGCGTGATCCTGAGGGGCGAGATGGGGGTCGAAAGCGCCATCGGTCAGGGAGGGTTCATCTTTGTTGGCACCGATAATGCAGGGGAAGATGATCTCTGGCGGTTTTATAACGTCACCCGCGGGCGGGACTTTATCCACCTGATGCTGCTCCGGACCCTGCGGTTTTATCTCGGCCGCTTCAACGTCACCGGCCAAACCATCCAGGCGATCCTCAATACTATGGAAACGGGGCTGAGGAACCTCAAGGCCGATGGTGACATCCTGGGCTTCGAGCTGAAGTTTACCCGCGATCAGAACACGCCCGAGGAACTGCGCCAAGGCCGCTTCACCGTGAGCTTCGCCGCCGAAGAGGCGCCGGTGCTGCGTTACCTCGGCATTCAATCTGCCCGCTATCGCCCGGCGCTCGATGCGCTGCTGGATGACCTGCTGGCACAGGTCGGCACCATCACCGGCTGAGGGAACACAACATGAGCAATATCTACATCATGGAAGCCGCAAACCTTTTTTGCGGCGACGAAGACCCAACGGCTTCAAAGCACCTGACGCTGACCGAATTGCAGCTGCCCAACCTCCAGGAAAGCTTTCAGGATTATCACCCAGGCGGATCCCGCGTGCAGATCGAGGTGGCCGTCGGCATCCAGAAACTTGAGGCGAGTTTCAAACTGGCGGGCTGGGATCCGGACCTGCTGACCCAGTTTGGGCTGGGGGCGGCCTCGCGCAAGAAATTCACCGCCTATGGATCGATCCGCTCGAAACGGACGGGCGAGGCCATTGAGGCAAAAGCGGTGCTTGAAGGCCGGCTTGGGGCGGCCAATCCAGAAGCCTTCCAGCGCGGCGAAATGCAGGGCTTTGACTATGCAATCTCGGAAATCCTGCATTACGAGCTGCATTTTGGCGGGGTCGAAAAACTCTACTGGGACTTTTTCACCGCAGATTGGCGCGTGGATGGAACCTCCCAGAATGCTGATGAACGCAACATCCTGCGCATTCCCAACGGATTTTGAGGGGGCTTATGGTACAGCATCGCAATAAACGACTGCCGCTTTCGGCACCGATTACCATGGGGGATCAGACTCTGACGGAGGTCAGCGTCAAGAAGCCGAAAGTGAAGGACCTCAAGACACTGCAGGATGCGTTGGCCGGGATCGAGGATCAGCTGGAACAGGGCATCATCATGGCTGCCGTTCTGACTGATCTGCCGCGCGAGGCTATCGAAGACATGGACACGGATGATTTTACTGCGATCTCCGAGGTGATCGCCGGTTTTTTCCCAAAGGGCACGGCATCCGCGACTGGCGCACCGTCACAGCCGAAACCGCACACTGGCTGAACACGCCGCTGACCGATCTGATGGATATGGACTGGCCTGAGCTGGTGCTTTGGCATGCCGAGGCCCGTCGCCTGGCGCGCGCCGCAATACTGAAGTGAACCTGACCCCATGGCAACGCTGACCTCCCAACTGGTGATCGAGCTTCTCGATCGCGTCACAAGCCCTGCGCGGCAGGCCGCCAGTGCGCTCGCCGGGATTTCCACTCGTATCCGGGAAAACAACGGCCTGCCGATGACCTTTGGCGACCGGCTGAACGCGGCGATCACGCGCAACAACCGCGCGCTAGCTACTGCACGGGGTGGACTGGTTGATGCGGCCGCCAGCTTTTATGCGCTGCGCGAGGCCATCGGTGGTCCGATTGCCGCGGCGTCCGAATTTGAAAGCGCTATGGCCGATGTGCGGAAGGTGGTGGATTTCCCGACGCCGGAAGGGTTCAGCCAGTTCCAACAGGATCTCTTTGCCCTCTCGCGTGACATTCCCATCGCCGTAACGGGCCTCGCGGAAATTGCCGCCGCTGCAGGGCAAGCCGGCATTGCTGGCCAAGACCTCATTCGCTTCATCGATGCCGCCGCGCGGATTGGGGTGGCGTTCGACATTAGCGCCGATCAGGCGGGCGCCTCCATGGCGAACCTGATGACGGCCCTGGGGCTCACGATCGACGAGACGGTTTCTCTGGCAGATGCCATGAACCATCTCTCGAACAGCCAAGCCTCGAGTGCCGCCGACATTCTCGATGTCGTGCGCCGCGTTGGGGCGCAGGCGACGCTCTTCGGGTTTTCGGCCGAAGAGACCTCGGCCTTTGCCTCAGCGATGCTGGCCGCAGGCGCGCAAAGCGAGGTGGCTGCGACGAGTTTCCGAAATATGGGGGCGGCCTTGACACGCGGGTCGGCAGCGACGCGGGCACAGAGGGAAGCATTCCAAGAGCTGGGGCTTGATGCAGAGGCCGTCGCGCGGCGGATGCAGGAAGACGCGGTTGGGACGACGCTCGATGTGTTGCGCCGCATCAGTCAGATCCCGCGTGAGCAGCAGGCGGCGATCTCAAGCCAGCTTTTTGGCAATGAGGCGCGCGCCCTTGGACCGCTGCTGACCAACCTCGGCCTGGTGGAAGACACGCTTGGCATGGTGGGGGACCGCGCCAATTACGCTGGATCCGCCTTTGCCGAGTTCGAAGCGCGGAATAATACGTTCCAGGCCAATATGCAGCGCTTCCAGAACGTGCTGACCGAACTGCAGGTCACTATTGGCAATGCCCTGATGCCCGCGATCACGTCTCTGGCGGAGGCGATCACGCCGCTCATTATGCGGATTTCTGAACTGGCGGCCGCCTATCCGGAAGTGACGCTCGCCGTGGTGGGGGCCACCGCAGCGGTGATCGCCTTCAAAGGCGCGATGTCGGCGCTGCAGTTCGCAGGCCTCTTGGGTCGCGGCGGTGTGCTGTCGATGATTGCGGCGGGCTACAATACGATAGGACGCGCAGCCATTGGCGCGCGGACGGCCGCGACAGAAATGATCGGGCTACAATCGGCTTTGGCATCTATGGGTGGACAGCCCCTGGGGACGCTCGGACGGTTACGTGCTGGTCTAACCGGAATTGTCCTGGCGGTTCCCGGTGTCGGGGCGCTGTCCTCTGGCATCGCCGCCATCGGGGCGGCCGTGACGACGATTTCGGCGCCGGTTTGGGCGACCTTTGCTGCAGTGGCAGCAGCCGTCGCAGCGGCAGGCTTCACGATCTACCGCTATTGGGACCGGATCACGGCGACATTGTCGGGTGTGGGACAGGCGATCTCCGAGCGCCTGCAGGGCCCGCTCGACTGGCTTGGCGAAAAACTCAGCTTTCTGACGCCGATCACCGATGCGATTTCTGGCGCCTTCTCGGGGTTGGGATCAGCCCTCGGGGCGGCGGTGGATGCCATCACCGGCTTCTTCAGATCAGGGATTTTTGAGCAGGAGGTCTTGTCGGAAGAAGAGCAAGCCCGGATTGCGCAAAACGCGGCCAATCTGACCGGCCGGCTCATCGATGGTTTTGCAGGGCTTGTGACCGGGCTTTACGACAAGGGGCTTGAGGCGATCCAGGCGCTTTGGGACGGGATGGTCGCCAAGTTCGAAGAGCTGATTGCCTGGATCCGGGGTATTCCGTCCCGTATCGTTGAGGCGATCGGCAATATTGATCTGACGAACATCATCCGCTGGCCCTCGATGCCGGCATGGCTTGGCGGCGGGGGCGAAGCGCCAGCCGTGGCTGTCGATGAATTCTCCGGCGTTGATGGCACCCGGGCCGCCGGTGGGCCCATCTCGCGCGGTGGCACATACCTCGTGGGCGAACGCGGCCCCGAACTCATCACCGCCAACCGCAATGGCTATGTGAACCCAGCGGGAAGCATGGGCGGTGCGGGGCCGGTGGAGGTTTCGGTCAATGTGCCGATCACCATCACGGGCGCGACGGCAGATCCACAGCAGCTTGCCGCAGAAATTACCCGCCAACTGCGCGATCAAATCCGCGAGGCCTTCCGGGGTGTTTATGCCGACACTGGGCTGAGGTTTGCCTGATGCTGATGATGCTTGGCCCCGTCCAGTTTGAAATCCTACCCTTCAACACTGACAGCTATAGCCACGGCACCGAGGCCGGCTTTGCCGAAAAGCCCGTGCTCGGGGCGCGGCCCATCCTCGAATATGTGGGCGAAGGCCCGGAAAGCTGGACCATTAAGGCGCGTCTTTATCCAGAAAAGTTTGGCGGCATGGGGCAGCTCACGCTTCTGTCGCAAGCCCGCGCCTCGGGACGACCGCAATACATGATGCGGGGCGATGGAGCTTTGATGGGCTGGGTCAATATCCTCTCGGTGACCGAGCGCGCCTCCTATCTGGGCCGTAATGGCGTCGGCAAGGTGATCGATGTCGACATCACCGTGAAACGGGCCGGCGCGCCAAGCGCGGGGTCCTTCTTCTCTCTGCTGGCGGATGTGCTCCTATGGACCAGGTGATCGAAACCGTGACCGTCGAAGGCGACGGGCTGACAGTGTCGACGATGATCTGGCGCCGGTTCAAACGGCCAATGCCAGGACTGGTTGAGGCGATCTATGACATGAACCCGGGGCTTGCGGATCTGGGCCAGACCCTGCCGGTGGGCACAAGCTTCGACATGCCAATTCCCATTCCGCGGGAGCAGCATGTTCTGGACCCAATCCGGCTTTGGTGAGGATGCTAACCCATGTCAAAGCGCGCGCTTTTCAACGTGACCGTGGCGGGCACGAATATCACCACGGCGTTGATGCCGGTCCTGTTGGGTTTGCAGGTTTCGGACAAGGTGGGCACCCATACCGATAGCGCAGATCTCGAGGTTGATGACACCGATGGACGGATTGTCCTGCCGCAGATTGGCGCGCCCGTGTCGATTGCGCTCGGCTGGGACAGCGAGGGACTGCGGGTCGTCTTCGAGGGGACGGTCGATGAGGTGAAATCATCCGGCACCCGGAGTGCTGGCCGACGTCTCCGCATCACGGCGAAGGGTATGGATACGACAGGCCGGGCCAAAGAAGGCCAGCAGCGTCATTGGGATGGGGCGACGGTGGAAACAATCCTGAGGGATGCGGCAACGCATGCCGGCATCTCGCAAATCGAGATCGACCCGGCGCTGCGGAACCTGACTCGCGGCTATTTCGAGATGCGTGATGAAAGCTTGATCGCCATGGGCGAGCGGCTCGCCCGCGAAATCGGTGGCAATTTCCGCGTCACCGGCGGGCGGATCGTGCTCTCAAAGCGCAATGGAGATTACGCGACGGCGACTACTGCCACTTGGGGTCAGAACCTGCACAGTTGGGACATCGCTCCGAGCCTCGGGCGCCCGCAGTTCGGGTTGGTCCGTGGGCGCTGGTATGACGTGGCGGCGGGCGCCTGGCAGGGTGTTGAGCGGGCAACAGGCATCGACGTGCCCTCAGTCTATGCTGATCGTTTTGCGCGAGCCGGCGAGGTGGAAACCACCCAGCAGGGCGAGAGCGATGCCGCAACGACGGCGCGAGATGCAGGCGAAGGCACGGTGGTGATCGAGGGCAATACGGCGGCGGTGCCCGATGGACTTTGTACCGTGTCCAGCACGCGGCCGGGCGTGGACGGGTCCTATCGCATCGAGGCTGTGACCCACACGCTGACCCGTTCGGGGGGCTTTGTCACCACGCTGGAGCTGAAGCAGCCCCAACAGGGCGCGGGTACGGATGCGCGGGCTGAGACCACCCCACCAGTGGCGCCAAGCGCAAATGTGCCGCCCATCATCGATCCGGATGCAACCGGGCCGTTCTGAGACCAAGGAGGCAGGCAGATGCCGGAGAACAGCTTTATAGAAACCATCAACCACCTCTTTGGAGGGGCCATCACCACCCTGATTGGTGCCTTCACCGGTCGGCTCATGTGGCATTCTGGGGAAGTGAAATTGGGCAACCGCCGCTTCTTTGGCAAGGAGCTCCTCTGGGAAATCCCAGTCGCCGTCGGCATGGCGCTCATCGGCGATGCTGCCGCAAATTACATCGGGCTGACCCAGCCGGTCTCAACCGGGTTCGTGGCCACACTTGCCTATCTCGGGCCGCGCGGCGCCGAAAGCCTGCTCTGCGCCTGGATTGGTCGCAAGAAATAGCAGCCGCTGAATATCGTTCACCTGATCAAACGCCGTCCTCTGGGGCGGCGTTTTCTTTTGCAAGGAGGCCAGCATGACCCCTTTTGAAATCGCCCAGGGCTATATCGGCACCACCGAGGGTCCGGGCCCCGAAGATAATCCCGCTATCATCGAGATGTATGCCTCGGTCGGCCACGACTGGGTCGAGCATGACGCCGTGGCTTGGTGTGCAGCCTTCGTGGGTCATTGCCTCGAAAAGGCCGGGCTGCGCTCCACCCGACGCCTCAACGCGCGGTCCTATCTCGATTGGGGCATTCCCATTGATCTGGCCGATGCGCAGCCGGGCGACATCGTTGTCTTCTCCCGCGGTTCGAAATCCTGGCAAGGCCATGTCGGTTTCTTCGTGAAAGCGACAGGGACCATGATTGAGGTGCTGGGCGGCAACCAATCTGACGCCGTCACGATCCAGCGCTATGCAAAATCGCGACTGCTCGGCGTTCGTCGCGCTGGAAATGTGGCGCCGGCCGTGACGCTATCGGTCCGTGAGGTGCAAGCGCGCCTCAAAGCGCTTGGCTATCACGAAGTGGGCCAGGTTGATGGGGAGATCGGACCTCGCACCCGCGCGGCAATCTTGGCGTTTCGCGATGACCACGGTCTGCCACTTGTGCCGATCATCGATGTGGCGCTGACGGAGGCACTGACGACGGCGGGGTCACGGCAAGTCGCTGCTGAACGGGCGGCGGGCGTGCCAGAAGGCAGTCGCATTATCACGGCGGCGAATGCCCAGGTCGGGCTTGGCGTTCTGGGTGCTGCAGGATCGGTGGCCGCGCAGATTGCGCCGGCGCTGGTCCAAGCCGAGGAGGCGCGCGATACGGCTGAGCGGGTGCTGGATCTGGTGGGACTGACGGGTGTCGTACAAGCGGCCTTGCCGTGGATCGGGGCGGCTGTGTTCACCGGCGTCATCTTCTACGCCCTGAAAGCCCGTAATGCCCGGATCGAAGATCATCGCAGTGGGAAGACGCCGTGATGTGGGTCTTGATCGTTTCCATGTGCACGTTGATCGGCGGGGTTCCGGCCTGCGGGTCCGATATCCATCCCGTGGCGATGCGCACATTCGCCGAGTGCGAGGACGCCGCCGTCCTCTCCCATGACCACATTCGGGCCGCCGCCGAGGCCGACAATGTCACCGTGCTGTCGCTCGACACCCACTGCGTCACAACGGCGGGCCTGCCGATTTCTGCGGAGGGTGGGGAATGATCTCAATCCTGACCGCCATCTTTTCCGGGATTGGCCGCAAGGCCGCCTTTTGGGGCACGATCGCATTCGCGATTGGCGCTGCACTTTGGGTCGCGTTTCGGCGCGGCCGTCTGGAGGCTGAAGCGGAATTCCTCATCCGCCGAACCGATGCCCGGATCCGATCCCTGCAAACAGCGAAGGAGGTGTCCAATGAGGTGCAAAACGCCGATCGCGCTGATCTTGAGCGCCGTCTTGACCGCTGGATGCGCGATTGATCCGAGGCGCGATCGCGATGCCTGCGATTGGGCGGCTCCCATCAGACCCTCTCGTGCCGATGTACTGACCGACGGCACGTCGGCCCAAATCGTCACCCATAATGAAATCGGCGCTCGCCTCTGCGGTTGGCGACCCTGATCCGTGAAATTCTCGAGGTGATCCGTGGACGGGACCAAGTATGACCTGACCCCGGACGCCTGGGCCATGGTCGCCTTCAACGCCTCAGCAGCGCTGGTGGTGCCGCAAGTCGGTGCCCGGATCTGGGGTCAGGTGGCACCCGAGGATGAACCGCCTGACAACCGCGGATTTGCGCTCCGGGGAATGCGTCTGATCCGAGGCATTGCACCCTTCGAAGCCCTCTGGCTGCGCGCGGACACCGCGCCCACTGCCGTCACCGTTTATCAAGGAAACAGCATGTCCGGTGTCGTCTATTTTGGGAAATCGCCATTTCGCCTGCGCGCCCAAGGCCCCGTCGAAATCGAGGTACCCTATGTGCCCCAGATCCTCGATGGCGGGGCACCCGGAACAGATTACGCCGGACTTGCTGTGATCGACTGCGGTGGCGCTGCCGCCGATCCAAATCTTCGAACTATTGATGGCCGCGTCCAGGGAGAAACCCCATGACCTCCACAGTCTTTGCCAAAATCCAGATGCGCCGTGGCACGGCGGCCGAATGGGCCGCCGCCAATCCGATCCTGGCCGAGGGCGAATTTGCCTTCGAGATCGATACGGGCATCACCAAGGTGGGCGATGGCGCCTCGGATTATGCAGCCCTGCCGGCTTACGCGACCTATAGCCAGATGTTGGTGGCGCAAGAAGCGATCGAGGCTGGGCAGGCACAACTAGCCACCTTCAACAGCCAGCTGACGGCGGCACAGAATGCGGCCACCACATCTGTGGCAAAAGCGTCCGAGGCCTTTGTTTCTGCTGGAAATGCCAAGGGCTCGGAAGATGCCTCGGAAGTGAGCGCATCGCAGGCGGCGCAGAGCGCAATTGATGCCGCAGCGTCTGCAATGCAAGCGGCCGCATCCGAGACCAACGCCGCGGGGTCTGAACAGGCTGCTGCAGCTTCAGAGGCCTCCGCACTCGTATCTGAGCAGGCTGCTGCGACCAGCGAAGCCAACGCAGCCACCAGCGAGGCCGCGGCATCCGCCGCCGCTGCAGTCGTTCAGCCGCTCGCGGACGAAATCGAGGTGATCGCGACCAACATTGGCACCGTGCAAGACGCAGCTGGACCACTGACCGACATCCAAACCGCCATGCTCGAAATGGCAACTGCCTTCGTCAATTCGCAGACGCGGTATGTCTCCGCCGTCGCCTTCTCGTAA